TAGCCGTGACCAAGAGACCGCCTAAGGTCCTGGAAATCGATTCGGTAGAAAACGGCTATATCGTCCGCAATCCTAAGACCGGCAAGCGTTGGATCGCTAACGATAGCGCCCAACTGCAACAGATACTGACCGAGGCAGCTGGCATCAGAAAGACAGCGGAAGCCCTACCGGCAGTGGGCAAGGTAACAATCAAGTGAAGCGTGTTCACTTTTTCCTCACCATCGAAACAGAGCGTGATCCCGCTTACGTCTATACCTACCTCAAGTCTTACATCGAAAATTTGCCAGAGGTAGACGTGGAACTAGAGACCGGCAAAACCGCAGGCTCTAGGCTAATTCGCAGGATCACACCAGGCATATTCGACGATAGGGATAGGGTGTTTATGACAAAGCAAATCAAATACTTTTTTGCGACTGATGATTTTGAAACATGAGTGAACCAGGATATACAAGCACGTCATCTTACCTGATAACAGGACCGTTTCGACAAATGGCAAGCATGACACAAATAGACATAGACCCAAGCAATATGGTTGAGGGAGATATATGGGAACAACTCCAAAACTTCCTAGCCTTCGTCGCACGCCATGAGCCTTGTTCGAGTTGGGTTAGTGAAACCGACCCGATGCCAGAGGATGACGCGGAACCATTCCAGGGGCCAGCTAGGTCTTTTGCCTTTTGCGATGCTGAAGAATCGATTTGGCTTAGCGTGCCGGTTTCTGAAGCTGAAAAGCTGATGATACAGCAACATGGTAGCGCGGGATTCTGGGCCAAGCTGGCGCATGATCGGAACCTAATTAGCCTGGTGCTACTGTCTCGGTTTATGGGTAAGGAAAAGGCAGAGCCAATACTTGATCGCTGTCTAAAACAAAACGTGCCCACACATGATGCGGTAAGGCGTTGCCTTGCTGAATTGATCGAGGCGATAAATGCAAACAGCTACCGCCAAGATCATCCTACCTGAGCCACACCCAGCCCAAGAGATATTCACCGATTGGGAAGAACGTAACCCTGATGCGAGGGTTCTAGTCGCTCCCTGCGGCGTAAAGGTCGGGAAGTCCTTTGGCTCATCCCTTTGGATGCTGCAAAGCCAGCTACTCAACCATGGCCTCTATGGCGTGTGGATCGCTCCCACACTCTACAAGTGCAAGGTCGGCTATCGGTACATGAAGGCCATGTGCCCCGATATCCACGGCATATCGTTTCGCGATTCGGCGCTAGAAATCAGCCTAGCCAATCATTCCTTTGTAAAATTCCTGCACGGTAGGGATGCAGAGACCACGGTCGAAGGCGATGCTATCGATTCATTCGTGATCGATGAGGCAGGCAAACAAAAAAGCCAGCTATGGCATTCGCTATTCACGACCATCACCCAGACCGACGGCCGCGGCATAGTCACGGGTACGCCTAGAGGTAGGACTTGGTACTACGACCTATTCGGTAAAGCGGTAGCCGGTGATCCCTTCCTTTGCCAAGCCACGCTAAAGACCATAGACAGCCCGTACATCAAACCCGAGGCAGTAGAGCGGGCACGCAGGCTATTGCCGCCTTTGCTTTTCCAGCAATATTACCTAGCCCAATTCGTCTCTGATTCGACCGTGTATGGCGACCTTTCTGGCGTGTGGCGTGATGATCTAGTGGTCGATAAGCCTGGCTTTTGGATTCATCCGGATGCCGAGCTATTGCGCCGTCCCGTAGTGATCGGCGTGGACTTGGCTAAGCGGAATGACTACACCGTATTTTTTGCCGTGGCTGACAATGGCGAAACGGTCGGCTTCCTAAGGATGCGCCGTAAGACTTTCGGCGACCAGGCTAAGATACTAGGCCGCTTTGCCAGCCGGTTTAGAGGCGAAGGTAATGAAATCCGTTATGACCGCACCGGCATTGGTGACGCGGTAGGCGAGGAAATTAGCAAGGTCTTTGACCGTCACACCGGGGATTGGTCGATTAGCCCGGTCGTGTTCACTAATGCCTCTAAACAGGAAATGGTAAGCCGGATGATCCAGGGAATTGAAACCCATTGGTTTAGGTCCCCTCGGATACCGCGCCTTGAGCATGAGCTAATCAACCTTGAAGTGGCCGTGACCAAGTCAGGCCTACACACTTACTCGGCAGCGGGCGGCGACCATGACGACTGCCATTGGGCTGCTGCCCTAGCCGTGTCCGGTGCCCTTCATACCCAAAATGCCGGATTCGGTATCGATATGATCGAAGATGCGCTCAGTGGTAAGCTAATCGAATTAGATGACGAACAACCAGACGATGATAATTTGGACGCCAACGAATTCGGCGAACAATTTGACGATGAAGTCCTAGAGGATTGGGGAGCACTTTAAAATGGCGTGGTTTCAGAAAAAAGCCCAGATAGCCTTGCCGCCTAGGACGCTCGAAGTCCGCGAGGACGATTTTAGCGCCATCCATGCCCTACAGCTGCGGCTGCAAGGCGAGCTCCAAAAGTCGATGAGCTACGCCAATTTCGTTGCCTGGGATAACGTCGATGACCAAGGCGGGTACTTCGGGACTGAATACGAAATACGCTCTAATGCCGGGCGAATCAAATCGCTCTATGCCCGTGAGCCGTGGGCCTTTGCAGCAGCAACCCTAGTTGCTCGGACCCTATCGCAGGTGCCCTTCAAAGTTTACCAGGCCGGTACCGACAAGGAATTGCCCAATCATCCCCTATTTAAAACGATTAATTCCGGTACGCCTACCAACTCGGCCTTTGCTACTCGTTGGCTCTTAGGCCTAGACGTGATGCTAGGCGGTAACTCGCTTTTGATCCTAGAAAAGGACATGAAGCGGATAGCCGGGATTGCGCCGGTTGAGTTGGTCAACTTCAATTACAGCCAGGACGCTACCCGGATCGAAACCGTGGACGTGTATGCCTATGGTAACACCATGCAGGCGGCACGCTTTCCCTACAGTCAGATAGTCCATACCAAGTACCCTAACCCCTATAACCCTTTTTACGGCCTATCGCCTTTCATTGCAGCGGCAAGGCCTTTGCTGGTCGATCGGTACGCTAGCGAATTTGATATGTCCTTTTACCTCAAAGGCGGAACGGCAACTGGCGTTGTAGAGGTAACAGAGGACCTATCGAAGTCACGCTTTCAAAGGCTGATGCGAACCTTTGAAGCGACCTTCACCGGGCGCTCTAACTGGTGGCGTACGCTGTTCCTGCCCAAAGGCACGACCTGGAAGGCAGCAGGCCTAACCATGGCCGAGGCCCAGCACTTAGAAAAGGTGCGCGACAATCGGAATGTCATCCTAGCAACCATCGGCATACCGCCTTCCATGCTCGGTCTAGTCCAGGACGTGAACAGGGCCACGGCTGAGCAGCAAGAGCGGTCAATGTGGTCAAACCTGCTAGTACCCATGTCGCTATTCCAGGCTGACGGCTGGAACGCCTCGGCGCTAGTCCGCGACACCTACGGCGGCAAGGTAGAGGTAAAGTCTGATTTCTCTGGCATCGAGGCTGTGCAAGGCTTTGTTTCCGCGCTTAAAGAGCGTGCGGAAGCCATGGCACCGTATTTCTATATTGACGAAATCCGCCAGACTGTTTGGCGGTCTGATCCCCTTCCCGACGGCGCTGGTCAGGCATTTGCTGGCAAGGTCCAGGCAGCTGGTGCCCCGCAGTTAGCCCTAGCGTCCTCTGCTGTTTCGGTGCGGTCTATAGCCATACCCGATGGCTACGAAGTCCAATGCCTTTACTTTGCCAAGACCCAATTCGACGTGACCAAAGCCCAAGACTGGTGCCGCATGCGTGGCTATAAAGCGGCCCCGGTCGATGAGCTCGCAGACGAATGGCGCATCGAGCAAAACGACATAGCCGTCTATGACCGCGAGACCTGCAAGCGTGTCATCCTAGAGGAATCGGTCGCAGCTGAAATCGGCATGAGGAAAAAGGCAGAGGATGGGACGGCCAAGGCAGCTGAGTTTCAGCGGCTCAAGGGCTCGGTGGTCAGCAGCCAAAACCGGGCAGAGACCAAGCTGGCCAAGGCTTTCGAGCGTGCTTATGAGCGGTATATCGATGACCTATTATTGACAGCCAAGAATGCTTTGCTCAAGCGTACCGACGTTCGCCAGGCCTTAGCGTCCCGCAAGCATGAGCGTGAACAGCTTTGGACCGATGAGGCTATACCGACCTTGCAGACAGCTATGGAGCGTGGCTTTAGCCTAGCCCTTAGTCAGGTCAAGGCGACCGGTGATATAGTAACCAAAGCACGCAAGCCAGCCAGTGCAGCCTTTCCAGGTATCAATGAGACAGACCGGCAAGCGGTAGACTACCTGCGGGAACGTGGACGGGACGGCAAACGCGAAACCCTCAAGCGCCGTTCCATTAGCCGGTTTGTAGGCTTAGACGAAACCAAAACCGAACAGGTCATGCAAATCATCGAGGATGGGGAAAGGGATGGCAAAACCTACGAGCAGATAGCCAGGACCATTCGGGATGATTTTGGTGAGGCCTACCGCAATCAATCGCGTACGATTGTTCGCACTGAACTACTAACAGCCATATCGGAAGGCTTAGCATGGAACCACGAGGTATTAGGCCAGGTGTTTTCCGAAGTCCAAAAGCAATGGATACACCAAGGCGACGTAGGCCTAAACCCGGACGCTCGCGAGGAACACGCCGAACTCGAAGGTAGCCCGATCGGCGGTAATGAAAGTTGGCATGTGGTCGATAGTAAGACGGGCGTGGCTTATGAACTACGCTACCCAAGAGACCCAACCGCACCGGCATCGGGCATTATCAACTGCCGTTGCTCAATGGTCACAGTGATACCCGATTCGGCTACCTCTAACGCTGATTCAATTTTGGAAGGGCAATAATTAAATGAAAAAGTCTATTGATGAATTGATGGCCGAATACGCAAAACGCTGGAACGGCTTTCGGATTGACGGCAAAGGCCATTTAGTTCTGGTCAAATCCGATTTAAAAGAACACCGTTTAGCGACCAAGCCCGCTGATTTTTCGATTAAACAATTCGACGAAAAATCTAAGCTGTTCCTTGCTGGCGTGGCCAACGCCAAGGAAGTCGATAGGATGACAGAGGTTTTAGAGCCTACTGGCCTCATCGATGCGCCCTTTCGCAAAAACCCGGTGCTCTTGCGCCAGCATTGTCATGATTGGCCTATCGGCAATGTGACTTCGCTCAAGCCGGAAAACGACGGCGTGAAGTTTGAGGCATGGTGTGGTGATCCGGCTGCGGCACCGCTTACGCCGATGCAGGTCGAAACCCGCTCGCTGATAGCCCAGCGCATCCTGCGTGCGGTATCGGTTGGGTTCATCCCGCAAAAGATCCGAATGCCAGCTTACAATGATGCCGGTGATATTGTTGATCCTGCGGTGATTGAATCCTGGGAACTGCTAGAGCTATCGGTCGTTGCCGTGCCATGCAATGCTAGCTCGATTTTTGATATCAAGGGGATCAAAAACCTTGAGCAGCAAAGCGTTCGCTCGCTTGAGCTAGCCAAGACGCGATTTAAAACTAGGGCTGCGGCAATTGCCTGGCTCAAGGAACACGGTTTCGCAACCGATCGTATTGACGAAACCGAGCATACCTATACGATAGCTCAAGGCTTAGAAAATGATTTCTCAATTGATACCCTTCAAACGTTTGACGTGGAAAATGGAATCAAGGCTATCCTAGGTAAAAGAAAAAGTGCGATAGGCTTCCCTCAATTGGGGGGCGATGGTAAGTTTATTTTAATCCCAAATGAGAGGGCGGCGAAAATGGATGAGGTTAAGGACCTGTTGAAAGCCTTGAGTGCGTCGATGAATGACCTTGCAAAAGGAATCAATTCAATCGCCGATGGCCAAAAATCCCTGCTTACCGGGATTGAAACACTTGCCAAGGGCAAAAAGCCTGATGATTCGATGGACGATGATGAGGACGATAAAAAAGGCCTCAAGGCTCGCATCGCCAAGTTGGAAAGCGATTTGAAAACCCAAGGCGAAACGCTCGCCGAATTGGTGGACGTTGCCAAGGCGCATAGCGATACGCTCAAGGCGATTGTCGAAAAGCACTAACATAATTTTTCCTCGAATGAGGGAAGGGGATATACGAAATGGGCGCTGCAAAAGATTTGCTAGACAACAGCACCAAACTCTATGGCATCCTGCAAAGTCGGCAGGCACCAGCACAAGGCGGCAAGGCGCACTTTGAACGCCATTTTGAAGTCGCCAAGGCTTTCGGTGCAAAGAGCTATGCCGACGTGTTTGGCCATCGGGAAGTGAATACCAACACGCCGGTTGGTATGTGCCTCAACTTCGGCTCTAAGTCCTCGGTTGGCGGGATGCCGGACGAGACTAGGCTTTTCCTGTTCAACATGAAAAAGCTGATTTCGGACGTTGAACTGCAAGCAATGCAGGCGTTCAAAACAGCTTACCCGACACCGGAACAAATGAAGGCTGTTCCGCTGTTCAAGGATCGCCTTGAGTCGATGCTCAAGGCCTTCAATGTTACGGATTTCTCAACTTTCATTCAAACCGTGAACGTGCGGTTTTATTTTGAGGAATACGAATTGCCGCTTTTGATCGGCGATTTGTTCGATCAATTGCCGATGGCCTCGGCTTCGGAAAATGTCACGGGTATCCTTACCCGCTTGTTCGGTCGTTTGGAAACCGATGCCGCGACTTTCGGTGTACAATCCAACACGCAATCAAACTACCTGATTGCGGCCAAGGACAACGTGGTGCATACCGAATTGACCCAGGACTTGAACCAAGACAGCGCACCGGCTGTCATCGACAAGATCCGCAAGGAGATTGTCTTTGGCGTGGCCCGTTCCGAGGAACGCGCTTACCTGGACGGCGACACGACCGGAAGCCACATGGACGCCGACGTTACCGCAGGTACCGACTTCCGCAAGGCCTACAAGGGCATTCGAAAGCTGGGCCTAGACAACACAGCTAACGGCTCTGTGGTTGACCACGGTGGCGATGCACCAAGCAAGCTGCTCTTTGAAAATATGCTCACAAAAATGGGCAAGTATGCCTCTGAGAAAGGCGACCTTGCTTGGATTCTTGGGCCGTATGTCGAAAACAAAGTTGTGACTGGTGCTATACCGGAATTGTTCACGGCGTTTGCTTTCGGCGCTCCAGCGTCCAACGTCACTGGCTCTATGCCGCCAATCTTTGGCGTCAAGGCTTCAACGTCGGAGTGGGTACGCGAGGACTTGGCAAGCACGGGTGTCTATACGACTACCGGGCAAACCAAGACGTGGGCAGCGCTGGTCAAGAAAAGCCGCTTGATGCGCCACCTGCGCGCACCGATCCGCGTTTGGGCGGCACCTTCCTTGCCATCTAGCGATAAAATGCTGATGAGTGGTAAGAAGCGCCACACCTTCAGCGCGATCCCGCAAACGGCAACCGAAAAGTCGATCATCGTTGCCGTCAACATTGAAACGGCTGGCTGATAGCTAGGCTGATTGTAGAGGGGACCATGGAAAGTAAAGTTTCAACATGCGCTGTCGAGGTATATGGCCTAGGCCCTAAGGCTTTGGCTCGGCTTACCGAGGCAGGCGCTCATCCGTTGAAAAACGGTGCTAAGGTTCAACTGCCAATTGACGTAGCGCGAGACTTAGTTGAGCGCGATCCAGCACATTACCGAATCATCGGAATTGGCCCGGCTGGTATCGCACCGGACAGTGTGAAAATGGAAAGTGCTGATTTCCGGTACAAGATTTTAAGCCAAGGCGGTGATCCAGTAGCTACCGAGGACGCGGAAGCTACCAAGGAAAAGCAGCCGGCTAACAAGTCGATGGCCGGGAAGGTTCAGACCAAGGCATAGTGCAAGCGAGTTGATCCCTAGGCCCGGTAGGCGCAAGTTTTCTTGTCCTACCGGGTTTTTCCTTAGAGGTTAATCATGGGTTACATCACCACAAGTGAGGCGGCAGCATGGCTTAGTCTACCTGCACCACTTTCACCGGAAACGACCACACTACTAACCGACCTGATCAATACCGTGGGCGAGTGTATCGACGCTTACACAGAAACCCGTTTTGACGGTCCTCAAGTGCTCACCGGGGAGATTCACGACGCTGTTAGAAATGACGTGATCATGTTTGAAAACTGGCCAGTCATTTCGGTCCAGCAAATAGTGGTAGGCGTAGCGGCTGACGGTAGCGGCGGAAGCGTGGTCGGCATCGATCAGTACAATCACGATGAATCGGAAATCCGCTTTCGCTTTTTAAGCCTGCCTCTACAGCGCGGGTATGTGCGGCTTGATTACACCTGGGGCTATGCCGCGGTACCGGAACGGGTAAAGCTAGCGACCAAGCTCGGGGTTGAGGGTTACTTCCGCCTTAGAGCTCGCCAGGGCGTAGGTGTTACGGCCAAATCCAAGGAAGGCGAATCAATTAGCTACCGTGGCGCATGGGACGCCAAGGCAGGCCTGCCAACCGAGGCTATCGGCCTTCTCGCTGACTTCCGTTTTTCAGAATGGCCAGCAGGGGCCAAAGGTGAAATGGCAATTCGTCGGAGCTAGTCCATGGCGAGGATCTATGAAATCCGCGAGCTCGCAGGCGTGATCAGCCGAATAGGTGACACGACCAGGCGGGCGCATATCGCGGCATTGATCCGAACAGTACAGCTAGGTGAAAAGCTGGCTAAGATCAACTCCCGCAACGTGTTCAAGGGAACTAGGATCAGGCCTAAGACCGGCAATCTGATGAATTCGATTTTTTCGGGCTACGTGCTTAACTCAAGTGGCGATGACATTGCCGAGGGCGTGGTCGGCGTGCGGTCTAAAAAGGGAAATGCTGGCACTAGGCCTTATGGGCGCATACATGAATACGGCGGGCCGATTGTACCGCGCAAAGCCAAGAACCTTTGGATACCACTACTAGGACCTAAGACGACGGGGCCAGGTTCGCCTTACCGCAACATGAGCCCTAGCGATTTCGTCGATGCTATGAAGCAAAGGCAAGCCAATGCTGCGGCACGGTTTGCGATCATCCCAGGCCGCAAGGGGCCAGTGGCCATAGTGTCTATGCGAAACCGTAGCAAGGCAAGGAAGGTAAAGGAAAAGGTCATTGCGATGTTTGCCCTACGACAGCACGTCGAAATGCCGGAACGTCCTTACATAAGGCCAGCTGTACGCGAAGCACTTAAGGCCCACAAGGGCCATGCTGAGTTGGAATTGAAGCGCTTGGATAAGGACCATACCTGATGGGTACTTCCCTGCGGTCTGACATTGGCAAGGCAGTAAAGGCTAGGCTCGAAACAGTCAAGTCATCCAACGGTTATCCGATAGACCTTAAAGCGGTCTATTACGATGATATACCGATGGGCATGGAGCTAGCACCGGAACAGCTACCAGCCGTCCTATTGCTGGACGACGGACAAAACCACAAGCACTTGCATGGGGCGATTGAGGTACAATGGTCCCTAAGAATTCAGATTTTCGACGTGGAAACATCGACCGATGAGCGCATGAATTTAATTCTGCGGAATATCGCCAAGGGCCTATGGGCCAATAGCCCCACGGCAACAGTCATGGACCAATTCCGCTCAATACATCCATCAATCTACCAGCTGGAAAGCCTTGGCGATGAGACCGACCTACACATGATCGAGGGCAACCGAGTTGCAACAGCGCGTGTGATCGTCCATTATCGGACTAAACCATTTTTATTATAGGGGTTCGGGTATGCATCGTTTGATGAAAGTGTTGTTGGCTTGCTGTTTTCTTTTCAGCGTCGGCGGTGCTCAGGCCCAAGCGGTATTTTTTCAAAATACCCGCGTGAACACCTTAACCCACACACATACAACCGTAGGCACTACCTCGGCTCTGGCCATATCGGCTGCATCGGTTAGCCCTGGCTTGCTCGGCTGGCAGATTTGCAACGATGCGGTGAATACGTCGACCTATCTACTCGTGGGCAAGGCGACCGACGTAGCGGACGATGGCGTGATGCTTGACAAGGGCCAGTGCTATGTCTGCACGAATTGTAATGCTGCGACCTTGAAGGCTACTAGGGTCAAGGCCCAAGCGGCATCCAACGGCTACGCCATTATTCAATACAAAAACTGATCGCCTTATTAACGAAAAGGGAGATTTTTGATCATGAAAAAATTGCTTTTGAATATTATTTTGCTCGCCTTACCGCTTGCTGCTACGGCGCAGACCAGCGCACCGGGTAAGACAGTTACCTCGGTTACGCAGACCAAAAGCCAAGCCACGCCAACGGTAGCCGAGGCTTCCGATTTTACGGCTGTCGGCGATTCATCGGGTAGCCTTGGTGGCACCTATTTTTATTTCTATGACGCTGATGACGCGCATTGCTATCAGCCTTGGTATGACGTGGCCAACGGATCTACTGCGCCAACCGCAATTAGTGGCTGTACGTTAGTTGAAGTCGATATTTCGGCTAATGACACGGCATCGACTGTTGCAGGTAACACGCGCACTGCGCTTAATACCGCGCCTTACTCAACCTATTTCACGATAACAGGTGCTACAACGCACGTCATAGTGACTAGTGTTGCCAAAGGTTCGGCGACTGATGGCAACATAGGCACGTCCGGGTTTTCAGTCTCGAAAACCCAAGGCGTTAGCTCTGCCGTTGCCATCGCATCGGCTAGCATCGTGGCTGGCCTTGAGGGTTGGAAAATTTGTAATTACGCCGTGAATACTTCGACATGGCTAGCGGTAGGTAAAGCTACCGACACAGAGACCGATGGTGTGAGGCTAGGGAAGGGCAAGTGCGTTGAATGCCTTTCCTGTACGCCCGATAGTCTAAGGCGTGTGCGTGTGTCAGCGCAGGCATCGGCAAATGACTATGCGGTAATTCAATTCAAATAAATTTAGGGGATATATTTTATGGCCAAGTTTCGCTCAAAAACTAATTACGCGCAAATTTATAGCGGCGATAAGCAGGGGTTTAACCTCGGCATCGACGGCGCGATCTACCTCAAGCGTGAGACCACGCCTAGGGTCTTCAATCCGCCGACTATCGGCACGCAGGGCAAATCCCTAGGCGGTGTCAGTGCCAGTACCGACATTACCGCGGCGGCAACGCCAGCGACGCTAAAGGCTACTGTTTCGGGCGGTACTCAAGTTACGGCCTCGATTGCCGTTGCAGGCCTCAACACCGGAAACCTGATTGCGGCAGCACTGGAAACCGCGATCAACAGCGCTCTGGCAGCTGATGGCCAGGACGCTAGGGTGTGGGTTCAATTCAACGGCGCAGGCCCCGATCAGTACACGGTTTGGAACCAGTCAACTGGCATTGCGGCGACAGTCGTTATTGCTAACGGCACGTCCAACAACATTGCCGATGATTTGAAACTCGGTACGGCCAACGGCGGTACCGAAAGCGCTGGCACTGATGATCAGGATTTCCTGCTCTACACTACGGGCGGGATGACCTACAACCAGCCGGTTGAATCCAATGCTCATCGTTCGGGTCGTTTCCATACCGGCATCATCAGGAAAAAGAAGGTCGCAGAATTCGATTTCAGTACCTACGTCAACATGAGCGGAAGCGCTGGCGCGTCGATTGATACCGCCGTGCAGCTGCTCATTGAATCGGCACTAGGGCGCAAAACGACTGGCGCAACCTTCATCGATTTTGAGCAGGACTTGCCAATCATCAGCATGTCGATGGTTCGCGTGTCGACTATCTTCGGCGAGTATTTCACTGGCGGTTACGTCCGCGACATGGAACTAGACTTTCCTGGTGATGGCCCTGCTACGGTCAAATATAGCGGCAAGGCGGCCAAAAGCTTTATTGCTGGCATTGGCCAGTTAAATGGTGCGGTATCAGGGTCAACCGACGTGATCTTGAATGCTGGTGAGTCAGAGCGCTTCGAGGCCAACGGTCGTGTGATGATGGTTGGCGTGGACGGTAGGACCATTACGGCTGGTCAGGATGGCTCGCTCTATGTCGTCTCGGTTGACGATTCCCTGGAAACGGTCGTGCTCAGTGCAGCGGTTACGGTCGCTGATGATAGCTATATCGTACCGTGGGACCCAGGTGCAGTTGGCCAGACGGCTCGTGATGCCATCTACACCGACCTAGTGGGTTCGGCTAAGCTGCATTCGTCGCTGTCGGCTGTTGACCTTACGGCGTCCAACCTTAAGATTGCGAACGACCACACGGACTTTGATAACCGTTTCGGGGCGGACGCCAACAAGGGCTTTGCGGCCGCGGCGCGCATGACGGCCACGCTGTCCATGACCTTTGACCTTTCCAATGAGACCTTTGGACAGGTGGTAAGGACCAGGGAATTTAGCGGGTTCTCACCGCAAATCGTGTTGGGCGATGAAGCAAGCGGACGATTCTTGAAAATCACCGCTCCCAAGTGGATCCCGTCAGTGCCCAATATCGAGGTCCCGGATAGCGGTGTAACCACCGTGACCCTTGAAGGTACGCTCTACCAGTCCGGGACTGGTAAAAAAGATCCACTCAAGCTACGGTACGGCTGATTTCATTCGTGTTACATCCTTTCGGCTGCATACCTGGCCCCGCCAGGTATGCTATTTTTTTGGCTACCAATCATACTTAGGGGAAACGCCATGGCCATTAGAATGGAACGCAAACGCGATTTATCGTGCATTAAATTGGTCTGCCGTAATGACGATGCAATAAAAAACCGTGACGCCTACGATTCATACCTTAAAAGCCTTGATGAATCAGAATTACAGCTGAGCGAAACGCCTTCCCGGCTGATTCTTAACCTAGAGCTCAAGGGTTCGGATGCTGAGAAAATAAAAAACGCTATGATGGGCGGTACGTCGGCGGAAGGTGCGCCAGCCGTGGCCCTAGGCACCTGGCAATTCACCGTGGCTAGGCTCACGCTCAAGGGTATCGAAAACCCGCCAGAGTTACCCCTAGAGGAACAGGTGATCTATAAGGCAAATATCCAGGGCAAGCCTGCGGACGAAACCCTAGCCTACCTAGATCGCATTGGCGCAGTAGCCGACATATTCGCCTGCTACCAGGCGCAAGTCCTCACTGCTACTAGGTCCGAAGCAAAAAAATCATAGCCGCGTTGGTCGATCTACACTGGGCATCCGACGATGCCCGTAAGAAATTCGATTGCGCGGCGTGCACTGTCAAGTCCATGAAGGTAGCCAAGGCCAGGCGATGCCTAGAGCCTGGTTACAACCAGTTGGCAGACAAGCCTATAGCCGTGGATCAGTATGGCCTACGGCTTCCTTTTTGCCCTGGCAAGGCCCGTTGGTCTGAGGAAATGGGCGAGCTATTCAATGCGTGCCTAGTGTTGACCGAAACGGGACTAGGGCCTACCGCCGGGGGCCTATCTGATCAATCTGATATGCTGAACGAAGTCCTACCCACGTTTCTTACGCGGTGGCGTGATCGCACCTATCAAAGAGTATGGGCTGACGTGCGGGACTGGACAAAGACCGTACTTGAATCGGTCTTCGGTAAAAAGAAATAGGGAGCAAACCCAATGGCCATACGCTCTGACGCTGAGTTCGTTGAAAGCATCCGGGTTCAGGATGAAGCGTCACCACAGCTTGAAAAGATTTCAGACCAAGCTAAGGCAACGTCGAACAGGCTTGCGGATTTAGCGTTATTGACCACCGGGTTAAATCAAGCGCTAGAGTTGGCATCTAAGGCATGGGCGGTAGTTAAATCGACGGTAGAGGAATCTATAGGCGCTTACGAAAAAGTAGCGGAAGCCCAGCATGAACTAGTTACGGCCATGCAAATCACCGGGCAGTATTCAGAGGAAAATATAAAAGACTTCCGCCAATTCACTACATCACTTGCAGAAAATACTCTGATAACAAAGGGCCAGGTAACTGAAATGCTGCGCCATGCCCAGGCCCTTGGATTGAATCACGACAAAACTAAATTGATGATCAAGACAGCAGTAGGGCTTTCGACCGTTTTGCGCGAGGACGTGAACCAATCGTTTGAAAAACTAATCATGCTCAATGGTGGCATGACACGTGGCTTGGCTAGGATGTTTCCAGAGCTAAAGTCTATGACAAAGGAAGGTCACGACGGCGGCAAGGCTATTGAATACCTCGCGACACAGGTAGAACATTTTGCGGAAGCGGAAGCCGGAACACGACATGGACAAAGCGAGCAATTCCACAAGCAACTAAAGTTGCTCAAGATCGCTCTAGGCGAAGTATTCGTTACCCTGATCCATGGCGAGGATTCAACAGCAGGCACGCCATTTATGGAAGCTGCCATACAAATGGCGCGAGATTTAACAGCCGCAATCAAGTCAACCAAAGCCGAAATAATTGAGATTCGCAAAACGATAATGGACATTGGCAAGGCTCTGTTTGCTGCGTTTTCCGCAATAGACTGGAAGGCGATAGCAGCTGAGATTGCTCTTGTAGGCGCTGCTTTCCTATACCTCATTGGTATCATGAACGTGTTTACCGAGGTCGCAGCGGTCAATATGCTTTGGGCTGCTTTCGACAAAGGACTAGGAATTGTCAGCCGGCTGTCATCAGCTATGTTTACCCTAGTAACTGCGATAGCCGCCTACACCGCGCAGGCTCTTGTTTTTGTAACTACAAACGCGCTGATAATCACGGGTTTGGCAACAATTGCTTTTACTGTGGAATTGATCACGAGAAATTTTACTAAGCTAGGCGATGTTTGGACGGTCGTCTGGACCGCACTTTATGGCGGTGTTTTGGAAATCAGCAAGGCTGTCGCGGAATCAGGGCTTTCACGATTCAGCAGACCAATAGAGGAAATCAATGCTGATTTAGATGAGCTAGCCGATAAGGCAGATAAAGCCTCTCAGAATTTAGATTTTGGTGTTACTGGTAATGCTATCGAAACAATCCAAGGCGCAATCGGCGAATTTAAAAAGACCTACCTAGAGGCACAATCGGCTATAGAACATGCTGGCCACGGCACTGGAAACATGAATCGCAAAAAGGCTAGTCCAGACCTACAGCAAGCCGAAGCTGCTCTAAAACTCATTGCAGAGGTAGAGCAGAAACGAAACGAATCAGCTTTTAGGCTGGCTGAACTATCGGCGACTGAATATGAAAAAATAACGCTTAAAAACTTTGCAGAAAAACAGAATCTAATTTTGCTCGGTCAAAAGGTGACAGCCAGTAAAGACTTGACGGAGCAGCAAAAAAAACAACTACAAGCCATACTAGAATCAACACAGGAACTAAAGAATCAGGGGATCATCCGGGAACAAGGTGCCCTTTCAACTCAAAAATATCTAGACGCAAATGCAAGCCTAGAGGACGTGCAACGCGAGCTAAACAAAATGGGTATGGATGCTGTTGAATTAGCAGAAGAAGAAATGCTTTGGCAGACAAAATTGAATGAGGAAAAAATCTCCGAACTACAAATCGATAGGATCAATAATGCCGAAGCGCTTGAGGCACTGTATGCACGCAGAGAATTAATAAAACAACTTGGAGCTGCAAAGATTGACGAAGCCGAAGGCGGGACGATATTCGGGAACCTGATAAGGCAAATGGATAAGACAAAGGATGCACTTGACAATCAGTTTTCTGAGACGTTCGCAAAAGGTATATCCATATTCAAACAGATTGAAGCCGCCAATAAAGCATCGGCATCGAAACCAAAAGATTCAAAGGAATATGCACCACTAAACAGCATTTACGAAAATATAGCTTTAACAGCTGATCAATTTGGGTTTGAAGCTGGTTTAGCAGTTACCGATTTTTTCTCTCAATCGACTAGCGATATTATTTCGCAAACGCTTGATAGCCTTGAATCTGGCGCTAAAGAAGTAGGCCTATTTATCTGGGACGCATTTGACGCAAGCGTGACCTTCTTAGTCAACAACATCGACGATGCCTTTGAATTCGGCGCAGACATGCTAGGCGGTGCCTTTGCATCAGGCGCAGCCGACATGCTGGAAGGCCTGGCAGGCTTTACCGACGTTTGGACAGACGCCTTTAAGCGCATCGAGAAATCACTCTCAACACTTTTGAATTCATTTCCAAAAGCCATTCAGCACGTGATTTCTAAAATTCCGGATATTGCGGCTAAGTTTGCAGCTGCCGCACCTGAGATAGCTCGCGCTCTGGCAAATGCCGCACCTTCATTGACGACGGCAATCGTGAAATCCATGCCGATGATCATAAAGGCTGTGGCTGACGGTCTGGTGATCTTGATGGCCGCCTTACCAGATATCATAGATCAGCTGGCCAAAGGCTTACCTGGCATCATTCGGGCTTTGGCTGAGGCCTTGCCTCGCGTTTTTGATGCCCTGGTCCAGGCCATGCCAGCCATTGCGGAAGCCCTAGCGGACAATGCAGGACCTATTGCTGAGGCGATCACAACAGGCCTTATTTATGCTTCCGGTCGTATCGTCGCGAGCCTAGTCAAACACCTGCTAATGGATGGCGGACTAGAGCGCATTGCTGGGGCCATCCTACGCGGCATACGTGATGGCCTAATAGGCTTGATCAAGGGCATCGGCAAAGGCTTCGCTGCTCTATTCGGCGGTATGAAAATTGAGATACCGGATATTGACAAACTGAAGGATGCAGGTAAGGCGATCAAGGAAGCATTTACGGGCGACAAGTCCAACCTGTTCAGCGTGAAAGATCTTGTCGATGAGGCGACAGGTGGAAATATTTTTGATCAGATAAGCGGATTGATACAAGACATAGACACGGCTGCAAAGAAAGCTGGCAAAACGATTTGGCAATCGTTTGTTGATGAGTTTAACAAGCTGCTTGATTGGTTCAAAAAACGCGGCAAGGAAATTTGGGACGGTCTAGTTGACGCATTCAATACTGTTGCTGACTGGTTTGCTAAAAGAGGTAAGGAAATCTGGGATAACTTCATTTTGCCAGTAGCAAGATGGTTCGCAGACCGAGGCAAGGAAATTTGGGATGGTTTTATCTTACCTGTAGCTAAATGGTTCGCAGACCGAGGCAAGGAAATTTGGGATGGGTTTCTGTCGCCTGTTGCTGATTGGTTTAAGCAGCGTGGCTTAGAAATCTGGCAAGGCTTCATATCGATGGTTGGCCAATTAGGCCAAATGGTCAGGGATGCTTTTGCTAGTGTTAGCTCGATACTCACTGATGCTTTCAAACCTATAACCGATCTTTTCGGCGGCAAAACACCACAAGTTCTTACGGCGCTAACATCAGGGTTTGCCCCAATCTTGGCACTATTCGGCGGGCCAACTCCGTTAGTTGTTGGCACGATAGCTACGGCTTTCGGCCCGGTGCTTTCGGTGTTCGGCGGTGCAGCGCCTACACTTACAACCACGGTAAGCAATGCGTGGAAACCAATAACCGATATATTTGGCGGTAAATCGCCATCTTTAGTAAGTACCGTATCGCAAGCATTCGAGCCTGTTACATCGTGGAAATTCCCACCATTGCCAAATATGAAAACTGCTGGCGGTGATATAGGCCAAGGTTTCTGGGATAAGCTTGGAGTGCTCGGTATCGGCAACAAAGGCGCTGATATGGCATCAGGCCTATGGAACAAACTTGAGCAGCTAGGCATTGGTAATAAAGGTGCCGACATAGCTTCAGGATTCTGGAACAAGCTGGACCAACTAGGTGTAGGCAACAAGGGTTCAGATATAGCTTCAGGATTCTGGAACAAATTGATTCAACTTAATGTCGGTCTGTTAGGTGAAAATATAGCTGCCGGCATGTGGAATAAACTGATCACGCTCGACTGGAAAAGCCTCATCGGCGGCGGTGGCGGCGGTGGTGGTATAAAAATACCTGGCTTTGCACATGGCGGGGAAATTAAAAGCATTCAGTATTTTGCTGATGGCGGTTTTGCTCGCGGTACTGACACTGTTCCGGCAATGGTCACTCCCGGTGAGTTTGTTGTTAATAGGCGTGCTGCTCAAAATAATTTACCGGCGTTGAAATCACTCAATGCTGGTGGTTCTATATCGTCTAACGTGGTCATTCATAAAATTGAAATCAATGCTGCCAACCTAACGGCTGAGCAAATTGCATCACAAGTCATTCCAAAGATTGACCAGCATCTAAAGCGCAAAAGCCAAGATGGCGGGTTTGTCGTGTCTAAAGCAGGCATCAGGAGCTAACTGCCATGACTTCACCAGTCATCACGATTCGCGGCTACCTAGAAAGCGACTACTTAGAGGACGAATACGGCTCTACAGCGGTTGACTATGCCTATGGTATGCAGGCCGAATTGCTCAAGGCAAATAACCTTGGATTTCAAGCTACATTTTACGTCTACAATATAACTCAGCTGCGAATACTTCAGGACTTCACTAGCCGGGGCACACCAGCGCTAGGCGGTAACAACTGGACAGCTACTAGTCAGGCCGCTGGGGACTTCCTACCTAAGAACCTGAACACCGATATAGAGGAAGAAGTTTACCGCTCGGCTGCGATCAGTACCGTGCTCACCTGTGATACTGGCGTAACTCAAGGCGTGACCATAGACACGCTAGCCTTTCGCAATCATAACCTCACAACCGAGGCCAACGTCGTTTTGCAGGGGTCAAAAGACAATTTTGCGACTATTGAAATATCCATTCCTCTGACTTCAGAGCGATCTAATTTGTACTATATAGCTCCAGTTTTTCCGATAGGCGTCGCAAATCAAAATCGGTATTGGCGATTGGTTATCGATGATCCGAGCAACACTGATGGATATATTCAAATCGGCTGCATACTATTCGGCAATGCCAAAATATTTTCGACAAAAGAACAGTTTGAAAACCCAATAAAGCACGGCTACCAGCATTACAAAGATGAATTGCCTACCGAGGGGTTTACTACCTCATCCAATGACCGAGCTCTAAAACGCTTCCTATCTCTGTCATTCACTAGCCTTGATCGCTCGCTAGGAAATATTCGTCTAATCGAGGACTACACCACAAGGGCTAGAACAAGCGCTAAGTGCCTCATTATCCCGCGCCCAAGCTATCCCTCGCGCTATGCCGTGTTTGCCAAGCTGACTGAAATGCCGGAATTCACTGAAACCGATATTTCTGATGATGAGAACGCAGGCAGCAATATTTCTTACGTGGACCTGTCGCTATCCTGGCATGAGGGCAAGTAATGGGAACCTACGACCGCAGGCCATACCTCACGGCAACAGTACTAAACCAAGCCTTGCTAGACGAAATGGCTGGCAATCTTGATTTCGGCCTTGAAATGGTCGCCGACGTTGAAGCTGAAATCGGCATACCTTCGCCCGTCATCCTGCGTGTGAGTGACCGCAACAAGTATGTAGGTAGTACGTTTTACAAAGCCCTATGCACGTTTCCAATCATCAAGCGCACACTAGGGGAATGGCTGTCACCGGAAATTGAATTTTCCACGCTTGAACTTCCTATCAGCAATGTCGATGGCTGGCTAAACAAATACCTGCCAGGCGGCGCTAACTTTGAAGGTTGGATCGGTAAAGGCGTGACTATCAGGCTAGGCCTGCGTGATGTGTTCTCGACATACAAGGATATTTACTCAGGCCGAGTAACTGATATCGGCGGCATGACGCGAGATCGGTCAATAATTAAGGTTCGCACGCGGGATAGGCTAGATTCATTAAACCGTAACTTTCCCACTACGGCCATCACGCAAACGACGTGGAGCGACCTAGAGGACAATTTAGCCGGTACTATCCTTCCGGTAGTCTATGGGGACTGGACAGCATCACCGTTGCAGCGTGGTAAAGATTCAGCAGGCCTTGACCTAGGCGAAACTGCATCGGTGCCAGCTTTCCCAGTCAATGGGGCCAAGCCTTCGGTGCTAACTGGCGTGGATAACGTGCGCCTTTTAGTATCACAAAATGATAACGCATCATTCGACACTATGAATGTATGGGTAAAACGCTCAGAGACTTGGGGCCTGGTGCCATCCGGGAATATTACCGGCCTATCAGCTAACCGCGATTTTGAAATTGTCCAGGCCTTCACCTTTGACGGCACGCCTTACGTCTACCAATCCGGGGACACTTTTTGGGTTAGGGTCACAGGCAAGAGCCTTCCCGGTTATGACTATAACCCTGTGGCTCAAGCCAAAGACCTACTAAAGACATTTGGCGGTGCGGTCGATGGCGATTTCGATAGCACCTGGGACTACTACCAGGCCAAGGCCTCGCCAGCCGAAAGCGCTATAGCCGGGTTTCTGTCCCGGATTTGCGAGAATGAGCAGCAATCGGTTTTGACCTATGCCCTATCGTTGCTCGAACAAGTCCGCCTAGAGCTCTACCAAAACAAGGACCTAAAGCTATCCCTATCGGCTCTGCACTTAGACGAATTCGAGGCCACGCCTGCCTACGTCGTGCGCCAGTGGGACGTGAAGGCTGATACCGCGACACCTACCCTCGATGATCGCAATATCTGGAATAGGGTTAGGGCATCCTACGCCTACGATTTCGCAAGTAAGTCTGAAATCAGGCAGACCGCAATTTTCAAAGTTGACGCCTCTATTGATCAACTCGGTAAACAGATTTCCAAAAAAATAACCTTCCCGAACCTTTATGTGCTTGATCATGTCGTATTGAATATGAAGGAAATGCTTAAGCTAGCAACTGGCGCACCGGAATTTATTGACGTGATACTAACGCAAAGAGCTACCCTATTAGACGTGGGCGATTTTGTTTCGCTTAATATCGCGATGGGTTCGCTGCAATTCTCTGGCGTGCCAGCCATGATCCGCGAGCTCGGCCACGACCCGGCAGGCTACGGCGTTCCAGTGCGCCTTTGGTCTTTTCAAATGACACCGTTTCCCGGTTGGGCACCCAGCTATTCCGGTGTGGTAGGCGGATCGACAGCAACGATAACGGAGGAACCATGACAGCCCTAACGATTTCGACCACGCTTGGCGGTGCCGGTGTTAGTGATGGCCTGCAAGGCGGTGGTACAGGTAGCGACCTTGGAGCGATCATAGAGGGGCAATATGGGCCTATCATAACGCAATCGGCGAATAGTGGTTGGCGTTCGCTCTATATCCGGCATGACGGCGTATCTGCAATCAATGGCGTGAAAACCATGATTGCTCAATACAGCCAGACTTACGGCGGCCAAGCTACTGCCGCGGGAGATTTTACGGCACTTAAAGCCAAAGGTTTAGCCTCTGGCGACAGCAGCAATAATTCGGACGGTTTATCAAGCGGCCTACGCATTGAGCAGGATGCTGATATTTTGGGCACGCTCGGTATTTCGGCGTTCGAGGGTTCGCGATCCCAAGTCAAAATCTATGGGCGCAATTATGGCTCAGGTCCAGCCGGCATAGACCTAGATACCGCGTTCACGATGCATCAGGACGCCATGATACGGAACGTGGCAGGCTTACCGGTCGATGCCGTGTCGCCGGTAGCTGGTTCCATTGGTGAATCTGGCAACAGCACATTAGGAGACGTTGGTTTTGTTAAAATGCGTCTTTATTTAGAAACCGATCCGCCTTCATCAGGTGTTATTCAATTCGATTGGGTAATTACCTATACATTTACCTAAAGGCAAATAATGCTAAAAAAATATATTAGGCTGCGCTGGCGTTTCGACTACCTGAACGAGACCCGATGCGGTGTCTGGGATGCCATTGGCGAAACTATGGACAAAAAAGCGCACTTCCAACCGCGGCCGCTCAAGGCGTTCATTGAGGCTACCGACAAAACCGGCGACGTTTACCCGTTTGTGGAAGTAGACGGGCATGACTTCGTGCGATTTGAATGGTTAGGCTGCGTGCGTGTTCCAAATATTTTTTCCATCCGAAAAGTTCGCTTACCGCCAAAGATCATAGGAGCGGCCATCGTGACCACTAGCCAACGTGTTACTGTTACTATAGATGGCAAACACAAAATAGAACCGCTTTCACCTGCTGATTTTTCCATCATAGGGGTTTGAAATATGGCTAGGTATCTTGCGTTTGTTCTAGCGTTGTTTGCTGTCCTATCGGCACGCGCTGACAATACAACCAGCCTAGGGCGCATGAAGCTGGACCATCCGAACCTAGGGCATACTGGCGGCGCAGCGCTACACACGCACATAGCGGACATTTACACCAAGATCAGTAATAACGTGGACACGCGCTACCAGGAATATACCTCGGTATCCAATTCAGCCGTGACCACCTATGAGCATAATTTCAACGTGCCGTTTTCTGATATGACGGTAGTGCTCTGGAGCGGCGTAGGAACAGCAAAAACACGCATTGAAAACCCTACGGCATCCGGTTGGACTATCGCGGCAACGGCAGGATTCACTAAAACCAAGATCGACATAACAGCACCTAGTTCCGGTGGGCCTCATGATTTCTCGGTTGAAGTCCATTCCGGTTTGCGTGGCTTGTCGACCGCTAGCACGTCTAACGTGACCTTTAGCGGCTCAACCATAACCGGCCTTTCCACGCTGCTACTCACTAGCTCAACGGTCTATGACTGGTTGAAATTCCAAGAATTCGGCGGCAGTGACTACGTGCAAATTGCTGCGCCGTCTCTGGCCTCATCCTATACGTTGACCTTGCCTACAAGTGATGGCAATGCCGACGAAGTAATGATAACCGACGGCAGCGGCGCTCTGTCATTTGGTAAGGTCGCTAATGCCAACGTGGCTAATAGCGCTGCGATTGACTACAGCAAATTGAATCTGAGCAATTCGATTGTAAATAATGACGTGAATTCATCGGCGGCAATCGCCTACAGCAAATTGAATTTGACTAGTTCAATCGTAAATGGCGATGTATCCAACTCGGCAGCCATCGCTTATGGCAAGCTGAACCTATCAAACAGCATTGTGAATGCCGACGTGAGCGCCTCGGCAGCAATTGACGCTACAAAATTAGGAACGGGATCGGTTAGCAATACTGAGCTAGGTTACGTCGACGGCGTAACGTCATCGATTCAAACGCAACTTGATTCAAAGCTAAGCAAGTCCGGCGGCGTGATGACTGGAGCGATCACGCTTGCAGCTGATGCTGTGAATCCGCTTGAGCCTGTCACCAAGCAACAGTTTGACTCAGGCCTGAATGGTATAGCTTGGAAACAGCCAGTTAGGACAGCAACAACGGCTGCTGGAACACTAGCAACGTCATTTGAAAATGGTGATAGCGTTGGCGGTGTAACAGTTGCAACAAATGATCGCATTTTAATCAAGGACCAAGCTACTTCGTCTGAAAACGGTATTTATTTTGTGAATGCCTCTGGTGCTCCTACTAGGACAAATGATGCTGATTCCTATAATGAGCTAAATGGCGCTGCCGTCATTGTTTCGGAAGGTACAAACGAAAATAAGGGTTACTACCAATCGACTGAGCTAACCAGTTTTTCAGGACAAGTCTGGTTTCAAAATTTCGGCACTGGTCTTTACTTCGCTGATGGCAATGGTATTGAGCTAAGCGGTCAAACCTTTAGCCTTGAATTGGATGGCACCACACTTTCTAAGAGTGCGTCTGGCCTAAAGGTTGAGCAGGGAAACCTAACGCTAGACAGCATTGGTGGAACGCTTAGCGTCTCAAAAGGCGGTACGGGATCGGGTACGGCTAGCGGTGCTAGGTCAAATCTTAGCGCTGCGGCAAGCGGTGTAAATAGTGACATTACCAGCCTATCGGGCCTCACCACGCCTCTAAGCGTGTCTCAAGGTGGAACTGGCCTAGCAAGCGGCACTAGCGGCGGCGTGCCCTACTATTCCGGGTCTAACACAATAGCGAGCTCGTTAGCTCTAACACAGAATGGCGTGGTACTAGGTGGCGGCACTGGCGGCGCACCTACAGCGACTAGCGCGGGATCGGCTTACCAGCCTTTGCGGGTTCCTTCCGGTGGTGGTGCCCCTGCCTTTGGTGCTCTTGATCTTAGTCAATCCGCAGCAGTTACTGGCACGCTTTCGGCGTCCAATGGCGGTACCGGCATAACCTCGCTTGGTTCCGGTGTTGCTACGTTTCTAGGCACGCCATCAAGTGCAAACCTGGCTACAGCCTTAACTGATGAAACTGGAACGGGCGCAGCGGTATTTGCTAGTTCTCCTAGTTTAACTACGCCAACATTGACCACGCCTAGGATCGATTCGGCACTTAATCTGCAACAAATTTCGACGCCTTCTAACCCGTCATCAGGTTTTAATAAAATTTATCCAAAAACTGATGGCCTGCTCTACAAGCTGGATTCATTCGGTAACGAGGTTTTAGTAGGCAGCGGTTCTGGTGCCGGCGAAATCAACATCGTTATCAACCCCGATGCAGATACCGCGCTCGATGGGAGCCGCACCAACGGTGTCGGGGATTGGGTGGATAGCGGCACTGGTACGACCAGCTCGCGCACCACGACTGCGGCAGAGATACCGCTCTCTCCTACTAAGACCAACGGTATCAAGATTCTCAACGACGGCAGCAGCACGGGTTACACCCGTTTGCGCATGACGCTGCCGACAGCTCTACAAAATCGCAAGCTCAAGATAGCGTGGCAGCAGCTCTACAGCACAGGCACGGCGTATGCCTCTGGCGACTTCAAGCTTGAGCTGTACTCCAACGCAGCAGCGGACTACAGCGGCGCTTATACGGCTATTGCGCTGTCCACAGACGCTTCTGGTGTAACCAGCATCCCAGCACTCAATGGGCAATTTCAGACGAGCTTTGACACTAGCACGGCAGCCAACCTGGAGCTGCGCATCACGCGGGTAGCAGGCACGACCAACAGCTATATCGCGCTCAATGCTGTCACAGTAGGACCGGGGATACAGCCGCAGGGGGCGGTGGTTGGACAGTGGAACAGCTACACCCCCACTGGAAATGGTTTTGATGGAAGTGCTACTTTCTCAGGTCAGTGGCGACGTATTGGCGACACCATGCACATTAGGGCATCCGGTAAGTTCGCAGGTGCCGCGACTGGTACGACTACTATTAACTTTCCCACAGGATACACGGTAAATGAATCACTCCTAGCTCCCCCTACATTAGGGGATAGATCCGTTATTGGTACAGTTGAGTTCTGGGATGCTTCCGCCACGACCATTTACACGGGTACAGCCACTTATATAATAGGCACTGGCGGCCCTCGGTTCTATGGACCAAATGGAATAGCGTTGTGGACTACCGGAACTCCAGTCACAGCTGCTAGCGGTGATGTGGTTGCTATGGATGTTATGATCCCCATCGCCGAATGGGCCGGCTCCGGGACGGTTCAGTTAGCACAGAATGATGTGGAGTTCGCGAGTAACAGCAGCACTTCGGACGCTGACGATACGACTTCCTACGCATATGGACCAGCCGGCAGCTTGATACCGACTATCACGGCGGCCACAGGAACAACACAAAGACGAAAGCAGGTTCAATTCAATTCTCCGATACAAACCAATGACTTATTGGTATTAGAGATAGCTGAGAATGGAGGCCCTTTTCTTCCGATACAACAGACTATTGGATACCAGACATTAGAAACGCAACAACAGGCTGGAACCACTTCATATTATGGTATAGCCTTCGATTACTTAGCTTCTGGCTCAAATAAGGCGGATGTCTACTTCAGTAAGGGAGGGCGTGTAACCTCCGGGAATGGATATGGTACAGCGGGGGCTAGTTATCCTAGAAACTCCACTGATAAATGGCGCGTCCGCAAAGTATCAGGCGGCGCAGCCGTAGGCTTCGGCATAGTAGTCCCAGGCACCTCAGCAGGGCTGGTCAGTGCTAGTGGGGTGCCGGGAATAACCAACGGGAGCACAGGCCCCGCAGGGTATGTTGGTGAGCTAATATCATCTAATAATCAAAATGTGTCTTATGGTGGTGGATCGGGCTCGTGGTTTACTGTTACCTCAATATCTCTTAGCGCAGGAGATTGGGACGTTACCGCAGCCTTGTATGTTGCAGTTGGAACATCGGTATCGAGAAACGAATTTCTTGTTTCAACAAATTCAAGCGCAACAAGCGCTCTCAATGGCTATTCACAGGCCGACTTTGCGCCTGCTACCGCAACTTATAACTCTATGTCAACACTTCCGAATGTGCAGTTTTCATCATCTAGCTCACAGACAATATACCTACGCACGAATATCACTTTCACAGGCACACCTTCTATTAGCTACCGGCTAACCGCGCGTCGAATACGGTGATAAAAATGAAATATATATTTCTATTTTTATTATTTACGTTTGCATGCTCAAAACAGCATAGCGAATCACCGCCTAGCACGTCGGCAAACCCGCCGGAATCGCAGCGTCGCGCATACTGTGAAATGGCCAGGGCAGATTATGAGGCAAAGCGATACGTGAATCAAACGTGTGATGCTGCTGGTTTCACGTCTTTGTTTGCCTTGTCATGCGGCGATCTATTCCCGATTGACCTATCCGTTTTTAGCGATTCATCAGGCCGTTTGCATCGATCGCCAGACCATACTGCTTGCTGGAATTATGATCTAACTGATGATGAAAACGAGATCCTAGGGAACAAGGCAGGCTTTTCTAAAGACCACCTGCTAATGCGAATGGTCGGCGCATGGGTCCAAAAAGATTTGCAATGGGTAAATCAATTTATCGACTATGGGAATGCTCATAGCTGGGAGATTTGCCATGCGGCGACGCCAACAGACTATTTAGGCCGTTGCATAGCGTCACCTGGGCTAGTTGAGCTATTGCGAGCAATGCAATCGAGGCTAAATGGTTTGGCGCTCGCGGACATTCCAGAGATTTTGATACCGAATGATTTTGAGGCCCACCTACGCATGCTGGCTATTTGGCTTAAGGGCCAAGTCAACGGCAGCATTTCGGATATCGACAATCAGACCATCAAAGCCATTGCAGAGCGTGAACGTCAGAATGCCTTATATCAGGCAATAGTGGCGCTCTATTCTGGCGGCGATATGACGCGGGTTTATGAGCTCTTGGGCGATGAATTGCACTGGCCCAAAGACCATTTGCCAAATAACCATGACAATCATTGCACCGATTACCTTTATCAGCGCGATTTTCTCAGCGGTGACAAGGTAAATCCCGATTGGCTACCATGCCCGAATGAGGACTTTGTGACTCATCCCGCTACCGAATTCGGCCTAACAATGTTCATTGCTGGTGCGAAATGATTGAGGCTACCAACTGCCATCGGGCCATAGTCGCTTCCCAGGTATCCCTGGCAGGCGATTTGGGCTTTAGCGTGATCGACTTCAAGGACATGCCGATGGGCATAGTTCACGTATTTTGGTCTGGCCTCAATGCCCTAGATGGCTTGTTCACGCTCTATGCCTCATCCGTTCCCGACCTATCGTCATTCGATTCAGTAGGCACCAGAATAGACGGTGCTGAAATCAAACCGCACGCTAGCAGTGGTTCCCGCATTTGGATCAGGGATAGGCTGGCATTCCGCTATTTGCTAGTGCGATGGGAGCATGGGACCAATACAACAGGCCTCGGCACCGTGATTGCGTTGGGGAAAAAGTCATGAGCATTCGAGCGCTCGAAAGCCCATTAGAAGGCTCACCTAATTTTTCATATAGCTTGATCGATGAAGGCCAAACCATAGAAATTGCCGAAGGCCAGCAAATGTTATTCTGTGGGCACCTATCCGTTCTTGGCCATCTAACTGTGTCAGGTGAATTGATCGACGTGTGCAATGAGGCATCAGACAACGGGTTATTTTTCTACACTAAAATACCAGCCGATGAAGTGGTTATCGTGGAACCTGATAGGCTTTTACTATATCGCGCTGGAATGTTTACCGTCGACGGTCACTTGATCGTGCGGGGAAATTTGTTGGAGATTTGAAGCATGAGCATTGGCTATAAAAAACAAACGTCCGCTAGTGTTCCGACGCCATCTAGTAGCGAATCAAATACCTTTGTGGATTCTGCTGATGGCCGTTTAAAACGTAAAGAATCAAACGGTAGCGTGGTCGATATAGAGGCAGCAGCTACCGGCGTAACTACGTTTGAAGGTCGTAACGGTGTCGTTACATCACAAGCCGGTGACTATTCCGCAAGTGAAATTTCTAACGTGCCGTCTGGCGGTATTAGCGCTACCGACGTACAAGCCGCGATCAATGAGCTAGATGGCGATAAGGTGAACGTCAGTCACGTCGGTTCTAAGGGCGCATCCCAGCATGACGTGGCAACGTCTTTAGAGGCTGGCTTTATGTCGCCTACCGACAAGGACAAGCTAGACAATATCCAGGCTGGGGCTACGGCTAATCAATCTAACGCCTATCTTTTAGCGCGTGCCAACCATACTGGAACGCAATCAGTTGCGACCATCACGGGCCTTGCAGCTGTGGCAACCAGTGGCGCCAAAGCTGACATTGGTCTAGGCAACGTCGATGATACCGCCGATATGAATAAACCAGTTTCCACTGCTCAGGCGGCAGCTGATGCCGCAGCCGTAGCTACTGCCGAGGCCTATGCGGTACAGCGCTCAAACCATACCGGAACGCAAACGGCATCGACTATCAGCGATTTCAACAGCGCTGCTGATGCGCGAGCCGATGCCAGAATTACGGCACAAAAAGCCACAGCTAACGGACTAGCTACCCTTGACGGCTCTGGCAAAATTCCAAGTTCCCAGCTGACCCTGGACGCTACCCAGTACAAAGGCACTTGGTCAGCATCAGCCAATACGCCTTCGCTGGTCGATGGTACCGGCAATGCCGGAGATTTCTATAAGGTATCAACTAGTGGCACGCAGGACCTAGGCTCTGGGCCAATCACGTTCCAGGTTGGCGAGCTCGTTATTTACAACGGCTCGGTCTGGGAGCGTGTCGGCAGTAATGATGCTGTGTCGAGTGTTGCCGGCAAAACTGGTGTCGTGACCCTTGTTAAAGCCGACGTTGGCCTAGGTAATGTTGACAACACGTCGGACGTTAATAAGCCGGTTTCTACCGCTCAGGCCGCAGCCGATGCTGCTGTTCAGGCCTATGCAGTACAGCGAGCTAACCATACCGGGACGCAATCAGCTGCGACAATCACAGGGCTTGCGGCGGTAGCCACTAGCGGTGATAAAGCAGACATAGGCTTAGGCAACGTCGATAATACATCGGACGCAAATAAACCCGTTTCCACTGCTCAAAGCGCGGCTGATTCTGCTGTTCAGGCCTATGCTATTCAGCGAGGTAATCATACTGGAACACAGGCGGGTTCAACTGTAACCGTTTCGACGCCATCGGAAACCTATGGTTCGGTAGTCAATGGTGATACTGTTCAGGTAGCGATTGAAAAATTGATCTACATGAGCTGCCTAGTTTTTAGAGAAGTAACGGTAGATGTTACCGTGCCGACTGGTGCGGATTGGTTTCGTGGCTCTACCAGAATCGCCGGAACTGCAAAGGTTAGAGTTCTAGGAACTGCAAAACTCAGATTTTTATAAGGGTAAAAACTATGTCAGAAGTCATCATTTCCAATCAAGCATCAGTCGCCACGCCTAGCAGCGGTGAAACTAGTGTTTATGTAGATTCTACTACCAAAAAACTAAAGTCCAAGGACGATACCGGAGCGATCACGGACTATTCCAACCCTGGAAACTCGGTCACTAGCCTAACGGGTGACGTGACTGGTACGGGGCCAGGTGCCACGGCTACAAGCATCGCATCTACAGTTGTTACGGCAAAACTGCTCACAGGTCTTGGCAGCAATAACGGCAATGTCGTAGCGACTGATTCAATCCTTGATGCCTTTGCAAAATTGAATGCGAGGAATAATGCGGGTATTTACGGTAACGGCACCGACGGTGACGTTACATTGACGGTCGATACTACACTTGTTCGTGATATGTATTACAACAATCTTACCGTTAATTCCGGCGTAACGTTGACGACGGCAGGCTATCGCGTCTTTGTTTTGGGTACTCTTAATTGTCTCGGAACTATAGATAGGTCGGGCGCTAGTAGCAGCACTAATACGGGTGCAGCTGCCCTAATTGCTGGTACGGTTGGCGCTTCCGGCGCTGGTGGCAACGGCGGCGGTGCGGCGGCAGGTTCGGCAGGTGGCGCATCAGCTACAGCAGCGGGAACCTCAGGCGGCGCTGGCGGCGCTGGCGCTGGCGGCGCTGGTGGCGCAGCAGGTACAGTTACGGTGGTTACTACCAATAACGGCGGCGTCGAAACCCTAAATCAACCAAGACAGGCAACAGTAGCGAGAGATTTAGTCAACTCAATTATGACTGGTGGGTCAGGCGGCGGCGGCGGCGGCGGTAGTGGTGTTGCTGGATCAGGCGGCGGCGGTGGCGCTGGCGGCGGCATAATGATTTTAGTTGGTCGCACAATCACAGGAAACGGGACCATAAAAGCGAACGGCGGCAATGGTTCAACCGCTATTTTAGCTAACGGCGGCGGCGGCGGCGGCGGCGGCGGAGGCGTAGTTATTCTGCTATCTGAAAATGATACGACTATGACCAGTCTGACCGTCCAAGTGAACGGTGGAACGGCTGGAGCAGGCAACGGCACCGGGTCAACTGGTTCTAACGGCTCTACCGGGCGCATTTTCCGCGTGAGGTCCTAATGAAATTCATTGTTGCCCATGCTGATACGCTTCAAACATTAGGAATTTATGAAGCGCCTGCGATCAATTACCAGGCGATTGAATCTGAATTTCCCGTGATTCATGCTGAATTAACCTCAACGGCTAATCCTGCTGATCCATATTTTGTTGCTCGTGATGGCAAATGGTATTGCGTGTCCCGATTAGAACAGGTTGTTGCCGATGCAAAAAGGTTTGGGTTAGGAATCATCGACCGATTTGCTGCGGAAAATATCGCTTTAGGTATTACCCAAGCTGGCAAAACTGGTGACGTGCGGCGTGCGATGATTAATGTAGTATCGGCATTGTATACTGGCTCGCTCTATGACGCGATGGCAGAGGCTAGGTCTATTCCAACGGAATCAAAAGATGCGACGTTTATTACTGATGCACGCCTTTTGCTATTTATAAATACCATTGAGGACTATCTAAGGATTCCTCGTAGTACGTCATTATGATAAAAATTGCCGCAGTCAAAGCCAACACTGCCGGATCAAAAATAATCCGTTGGGGACTTGGCGAGCCAGCTAGCCATCTACTGATTGTCTTTGGACGCAGTATGATGGCTATGCACTTTTACGGGAATGGCTTTCACCTTGAAAGCGTGGAAAAGGTTTACCCGCATTATTCAGACGTGGCTGCAATCCATTTGCGGGTTGAACGGGAAAACGATCTAGCAAAATGGATGATCAGGGATTTGGTAGGCGCTCACTACGATAGTCATGGGTTCATGTATTTCGCTTGCGCAGCTGCTAAGCGCAAACTTTTTGGAATTCCATTACCACGCCGAAACAAACTGCAACGTGACACACAGAATATCTGCACTGAAATCCTCTATTCATTCCTTGATGCCTACGCTGAAATCTGCGGCAAGTCCTATCCCCTTGGGCGTGACTTTGGGGTTACGACACCCATGGAGTGCATCCAATTGCTAAAGGATTTGATATGCCCAGATTCCTACTCGCCATGCCCATGGCCTTGGCAATCGTTAGTTGCGGGTACAACGAGGACGTAAAAGGCTCGTTTAGGCCAACGCCACCAAGGGCTGGCGAGCTCGTGGCGGCCTACCGCACGTCACTTGATCAAGCCAAGTCCTTGACCGATCCCAACGGTTGGCTAGTACCGACAGGCGACCAGGCTTTTCTTTGGTCAGCTCTTTACGGTGCGGCCGCGGGTCACGGCTCGATTGATCTAACGATTGTCGAATCAGAGCCAGGGAAGTTTAGGATTTGCCCTGCATGCATCGAGGGGCCAGCTGGTGACATAGCTTGGTCTGATTGGTCACGTCTCGACGCTAACGTGCTCCTGGCCTACATTTGGACCAACCGCGATAAGGAATTGCTGGCGAGGCATATAGCCTACGGCGTCAAATCAAACTGGCAAATGGGGGCACCTACCGGCGATTTCCGAGGCGTCTACACGCCGGCCATAGTTGGTAGGCTATACCAAAGTCAATACGCTCTGGCTGGCATCGAGGATGCTAGACGGTTTTGGCCTGAACGCTATCCCGGTGACTTAGACGCTTACGACGCCTTTCAGCAGGTCATGAATATCTGGCATCGCGTTCAAGTTAGCCGTGCAATTGCCGATAAGAGGGAGCGCATAGCGCATGACCTACCCGACGATGCCGGTTTTGATCTTGATAATATGATGCTGTCACGCCTACAGGAACACTACACAAGAGACCCAGCAAACCCGCTCTTTGCCATGGCCCTAGGACGTTTCACTGGTGATCTAAACCCAGCAATTGACGCTTGCCTAGACCATGATGGTTATGCCGGCAGCTACGTCACTTGTGGTGAGGCGTGTAGACTAGCAGCATGGCTATTCGCGTGCGGTCAAACATTGGAAGCATCCGGCGCAAAACCCTAGCGCCGTTTTCCGTGCTTAATTTGGTTGGACTAGAGGAAGGTGCATTTTCACTAGGGCGCATGTCGGGGCGACACGCTTGCACGGTTTCCGATTGCTTCAATTCAGAGCAGAGACCTTTTGGGCAGATTTGGTTTTGAAAATCAGCAATCGAAATTATCACTGGTAGGCTAGGGGTATTATACCATGGGGATCACGCAGCGCATCGATTCACTAGACGTGCTAATGCCCGAACTAGTCGCGATGGCCCACCTAACTATTATGGATGCCAGAGCGCAAGGGTTGAATGTTGCGATTTTTGAAACTTTGCGCAGCGATGCTCGCCAAGAGGAACTTTACAATCAAGGTAGACTCACCTCTGGCGCTATCGTGACGAATGCACGAGCGGGCGCATCTTGGCATAACTACGGCTTAGCCTTTGATGTTGCATTTTTAGGCATGCCCATTGTTTCCGGAAAGATAGCATGGACGTGGACAGGTGACTGGAAACTAGTCGGTCAAATCGGTATGAAGCATGGTTTGACTTGGCTAGGGGCACCAGGTTCAGCTTTTCCCGAAGCCCCACACTTTCAGCTAACATGTGGAATGACCTTAAATTTAGCACGCCGCTTAAGGTCTAGCGGTGGTCTGCCGAGCGTGTGGAATGAAGTCAGGCAGCGCTTACAGCTGCCGAAGGGGGTTCTATGAAACAAATGAAAACGCTACAGCTTTTGCTTGTTACTCTTTTTTATGTTCCGGTGTTCGCGCATGAAAGCGCGGCTACCGACACTGCGACCAATGCCTCTGCCTATCTAGACGGCAGTTACATTGCAGACCCCGGATTGTGGGGGCGATTCAGCCAGATTGCGCCCGATTGGCTTGTGGGCGGCGTGCCCATGGCGATTGCTGCGATGCTGTTATTCCGCGGCCTGGCTGAGTGCATGATAGCGATAGCCAAACGCACTGAAACAAAACGTGATGATGAGATTGCCGCCTTACTGTCCAAGATTGCGTGGACCATGGCTAAAGGTCTCAGCTGGGTTGGCGTTGGCGTGCCAGCTGCTCTACTCGAAAAGAAATTAGATCAACTTGCAAGCGAGGAACAAAATGCAAACAGTAACCCAAATCCTGGAACTGATACTAAAAGCGGCCCTAGCGTTATGTGATGCCGCTAAGTCAATCCTGCCGGCTTTACTTGTCGCCAAGGCAAAAAACTGCGAAGCCAAAGCAGCCAATGCGGAAGCCAAAACTACACTAGCGAAAGCGGAACAGAAGGGAGCGGAAAGGTCGAATGAAATTGAACAGAAATATGCTGGCCTGCATGATAGTCGCGCAAAGCTTGACGCGATCATTACCAAGCTACGCTCAAACTCTAAGTCCAAGTGAATGTAGGACCGAGGACGGCTGTGTTTGCATTACGGCACAAGATTTAGACGTGTTGAATCAAGAGCTAGTCGAATCTGAAAAGTGCGCGGCGAAAGCTGAGGAAACCGCAAAGGCACTGGCTGAATGGCAGGACAAGGCGCAAATGCCGGAGCGGAAATGGTATGACTATGTAGAGGTCATGATAGGGACGATACTCAGCGCATTCATGATCGGGTTTTTGATCGGGACTAAATCGCATTAGGTGGAGTAGGTAGGCCCCAAATGTGCAAATAAAAAGCCCGCAGCTGGAAACGGCTGCGGGTTTGTTTTTTTACGATAAATTTCTTTTGGTGGGCAAAACTCAATCCTAAAATCTTTCTCTTGTCGCAAATTTCTCCAACAACTGTTTTTGCCTTTCGACGGACATAAACGGGCCTTGTTCCTCATTCCCAACGATTTTGAATTTGCATCCGATTTTGATACGGTGCTTACCACAACCACAATCACATTTTGTGACTTCCAATATCTCATCGCGTCCGGGAACAAAATCTAACAGTCTAGTTCCGGGCGTACTGTAGATTATTCTGGTTTTGAGCATAAATTTTTATCCTTTCGGCTTTGGCGGGTTCATCCCGCCTTGTTTGTTTCGAGACCCGACAGCAGCAGACGCCTAATTGTTGTTGCGGCTGAGCTATCGCCAGACTTAGCGGCTACCGCCATAATCTCGTACCAACGATCTAGCGGAATAAGCACAGAGACTTTGACGGTGCCCGATTCGTCCAGCGCTGGTCTGCCGATTTTTTTCGTTTGTTTTTTCATGGCATCCTCTGATTGCATTGTTCAGCTAATTCAGCGCGGAGGTAGTGCAAAAAGTTTTGGCCCTCGCCACCGTCATATGCCTGCCATATTTTGATAGCTGCTAGCACTGTCTCAGCATCAGCGTCGCTAAGATGCGCGTTGAGCGATCCCGTGGCATACCGCTGCACAGCTAAAGCATCTTTTGTATTTTCGGCAAACCATTCGCTTGCTGATGGGTCAGTGATGCCGTCAAAAGTGTCGATTGCTGTAGTGATCATTTTTTGTTTTTCCTTTCCGGTTGTGGGTTCAGTTTCATCTAAGCCGGGAAGGCCCGGCATTTTGTTGTTAAGACTGACCATCGCCTACGTCATCCAATAACCCTTTTTCACACCACGCTTTATATTTGGCCTCTTGCTCTGCCGCTTCTTTTGCCTCACGCATTTTTTCCAGAGCTTCACCTACCTTTTTCCATGCAGCTTCCATATCAGGCCCGAAACCGCGTTGATCAGCCAAAATTGATTCTTTAGTTGCTTTGACCCAGTTTTTTTTGGCTTGCTCAAAACTCATTTTTTTCCCCTCGGTTTGGTTTGTTCGCTGCTGCCCACAAAACCCTTATCGACTATTTGCGGAAAAAACTTAAGCTAAATCGTATTACTCCAATGGTAATAGCGATTTAGCCTAGATTAGTTTAGGCGGCTTTAAGTCTGTCTGTTGGCTAGTCTTTGGGGGTAGGCCTATACCAAGATTTAGCCCTAGAATCCCAACGCATATTTAACTCATTGCACGGCTTTCTACTGCGCTGCTGCGAAAGTCTAGCAACAAAAATTATACCGTGACCCGAGTCAGTAAATTGAATCTTTGGCACTCGCTCCCAGGCCTGCACTTTTACAATCGACGTAGTGTAGTCGCAGAATCGAATGTCTAAGTGATTTTCAGTGTTGAACGCCAATAGCATGTACTGCTGTCTCATGTCTGAACGCCTTCCAATATCCAAAGCCAGTAGATATTCGCTTTGTCGACCAACTCAGACTGACGCGGGAAAAATTGAATTGCTTCGTGATCGGGTGAATAGATTTCATCTTTGATTCGTTGCAGGTCATGCCAGGCCACTATGGGTTGAGCATCGGAACGCCTGATCATTAGCTTGTGCGCTTTAAACCCTAGAATCTCGCGACCATGGAAAACTTGCACAATGTAGTGGTTATTCTGAAATATGCGGTCAGGCCTATATTCTGGGTTTGCCGCTAGCCTCTCGGTTTTGTGGTAGGCCGTTTCAGTTACATCAGCAAACAAATTCCATTCCTGCCTTTGCAATCGTCTGCCGTTAGCAAGCGAAGCACGGCGCATCATTCTATTCATGGTTTATTTCCTTCCGGGCACACAAATGGTTTTTTGGTGTCGCCACTATAGGCCACGACACCGGGGGATTTGCGAACCTCATCGGCTAGATCAATTTCACGCCTGCCGTCAAACACAATCACGTTAGCTAGAATGCGAAAATATTTGTCGTGGCGCATATCCCTAAGGTCGATGCGGACAGCTTTAGCCAGCGTGCTCTTTGCTAGCTCCCTAGCCTGGACGGCCAGGACACGCTCGCATAGCGTCTTACCAGTCAACTCTGGCGCGTCAATGCCAGCCAAGCGCACCTGCATTTCGGCAAAAAAGGTTGGCACGTTTGGTAAAGCGACCTTGACTGTATCGCCGTCGTGAACGTCAACGACATGGACACACGACACGGAGTCATCATGCCAGCCACAACTATCCTTTGGCGTGACGCTCGCGTATGCGCTCACGCAAGCGTTTAGTCCTAAACTCAGTGGCAAGAGCAGGGTTCGGATGACCATAGCTAAAGCTTCCTTCCAGGGTTACATCACTGATTGTTGAACGGCAAACTGGCACCAGCATTGAGCAGGCCTTCGGGGTTAGTCGCCAATCTCCGTTGACCTTAACGCACAAGCCATCGGCAGCTAGTCGCTCGTGATAGGTCTCGCTAGCAAAATGCAAAGACGTGCCTTCCTCGATTCTGATAAGCGTCTCACGCTGAAACCGCTTGGCATAAAATTCCTCGTTATTCATTTGCGAATGATCCTCACGTTAATCATGTTGGGGGTTTTTCGGCGGCGTCTAGTCGCGTTCCAATCTACAAATTTACAAATGGGAACAGCGATCACAGACAAAACTGCTACCGTGATCACAGTTACTAGTTTCGGATTTTCAGCCATTTTGCTGCTTCCCTTTCGGCTCTAGTCCATTGATTTGATGCGAACAGCACCTTGCAAATAGGGTTGAAATTTCCATTGTTGAAATTGATATCCAAGATGCTGCACGCCATAGGCTGCTATCATCATGGCATCGGTCAAATTGTGATTGATCTTGCGTGCGCGCTTCGAGCTCAGGGGTAAAACGGAATTAGGAAATAGCTCATCAAAGCGTGCTCTAGTGCGGTCCTTAGTCGATTCGTCATCATTTTTATTGCCACGCCTTACACCCATAGCCTTGCGCCAAGCCATAGGCCTCACAAAGTAGATAGGCCATCGCTTAGCTACACAGAGCGCAGCCATAGCTATCATAGATCCCCCCAAGCCAAATGTGGCCTTTGCTTGCCATCCCTTCCTACCGTGTAGGTGCTCAATAAAGACGATAGGGGCAGTTTCTAGGCGCAATAGATCACTAGGTAGTCTTGGGATAGCCACGCCTTGTCTGATCGACAGCGGGGCCATCCAGGCCCTAGCGTGAGGCGAAATCAAAGATAGGGCGACCAGCGCGTTATTTTTCCCAGGGTCGATCCCTACGATGATTTTAGGTTCATCGGTATCACCAAGCCTACCGCCGACACGTTGCGGTTTATCGTCATCATCATCCATTTTTTTCCCCATTGCCTTGGCTTTTGTGTTTACACCGTACCGACCCAAGGGTAAACCGTAAAGCACTAAATCGCCTCTAAAGCGCGATTTATCCGGATTTAGCAAATTGGAAGGGGTATCGTTTTATGGCCAGTATACTGAACATTATTTCAGCAGCCGAAGAATACGGCTTGGCGTTAAAGACGCTGAAGGCTGCGATCACAGCCGGGGAACTAAAGGCAATCAGAGTAGGCAGGGCTACGCTAGTAGAGCGCTCAGACTTGGAAACGTGGCTGAGACGGCAAAGGGAAAGGGCTGCGAATGAGAATTAGAGCGACTATGCGCCGTGCTTGGCGTGACTGTCCACGCAAGGTCTATTTTGGTTTCGTCAAAGGCCTAAAGCCTGCCGATCCCTCGCGAGCTCTTACAATCGGATCGGCCTATCACAAAGGCCTCGAGGCTTTACGGTTAGGTGCAGATTCGCCAGTAATGCGCGGCATGATTAGCTATGAACTAGCGACCGCGCCGGACTTACCAGCCTATACAGCTGATCAAGTCTATGCTTACTGCGCCGGCTATATAAAGGCGTTCCCGGATGGTTTGCGGACACAATTGAGTGAGGTGGCTGTCTATGACGAAAGTGCCGAGGAACAAGGCACGATCGACGCAATTAGTGTAGTCGACGATCAGCTATGGATCATCGAGGACAAGACTACTAGCCGTTTTGAGGACGGTCAGTTATTCGCGCTATCGCTGCGGCTCAATGATCAAATCGCATCTTATTACGATGGTATTCGCAAACGCGGGTTTGAGGTTGAAGGCGTGCGGTATCGTCAGGTGAAAAAGACGCTCACACGCCAGAATAAAAACGAAACGCCAACCGAATATGCCGAGCGCGTGTTAGACATTTACACCAAAGACGCTAACGAGTATCGCGAGTTTATTGTTACGTTTGATGATACTGAAGTCGAAATGCTGCGAGAAAACCGCCTAAAAACTAACGAGGAAATCACTAAGCAGCTATCAATAGATGACGTGGACCAATGGCCATATAACTGCAATGCTTGCATTGGTCCTTTTGGGCCATGCGAATTTTTGACACTCTGCATTACCGGACGCGATGAAACCCTAAAAAGGAAGGCCCAATAGTGGAACAGCAAAAAGCTAAAGCAATCGTTTCTAAACCCATAGCCAGGGCAAAGACGGCACCTATAGCAACGCCAACTGTAGCCGCAGTTTCAACAGCTGCGCCGGTCGATGAGCCAAAGCCGACAGCAGCAACAGCAGAGGCAATAGCAGCGCTACCGGAACACCCAGAGCCTAAGCCAGCGGCGGCCCCAACAAACCCGCTTGAGGCGCTATTTCCTGTAGCCGGTGCCCCGCCATTTGGTGCGCTATTCCGCAATCAACACATGCTGATTTACGGTGCCCAGGGCTGCGGCAAAACCACGTTTTTTGGTGGCTATGCTGGGGCCTACATCCTGCCGTTTGAGCCTGGCTGTTATCAAGCCTCGCGATACTGGCCGCACAAGCTAGATTCATGGGAGAAATTCGAGGGAGCGCTGAAGGCCATTTGGCAGGGCTATCAGACGAAACACCTACAAACCGTAGGCATCACGACTATCGTGATTGATTCGGTAGATGCTCTTTACAAGCTGGCAGTCGAAAAGATTTGCCGCGATAACGCCATCAAAGACCTGTCGGATATGAGTTATGGCCGCGGCTACTCGCTGGCTGATGGCCTATTTATGGGTGGTATCGATAGGCTTAAGTCCATCATGCCGATTGCGATGACCAGCCACGTCTCAACGATAACCAAGCCAGTCGAATCAAAATCAGGCATCGAAAAAGACGTTGAGAAAATCGTACCCAGCATTAAGCGTTCTCTCAATGAATGGCTGTCGGGTTGGGTTCCGATTGTTGGCTATGCCTACAAATCAGCCGAGGGAGAATTTCTGGTAAAATTTCATTCGCATTTTAGGCTTGAATCTAAGTGCCGTGATTCAATCCTAGAGGGCATTAAAAAGCCATATCCGAACAAGTTTGAAGTTGTGGCTAAGGCTCATGACGATGGCCTAAAGGCTAAGGGCTATCGCTACAGCGAGGAATTTCAGCCATGAGCAGACATGTCAAGATGCAGACCGCCTTAGAAATTTGCGTTGCATATTCTGATCAAGGCGGCTTTGCGTACCGCAAGGGTTGGGCAACGGCTGCGGGATTTAAGCGCGCTTCCGAAAGCCCTGTTTATGTAGGTGTCAAAGATGGCGAAATATGGCGATACAAAGATGGGGTATATTTTGAAAAATATACGCCATCGATCGACGATATTTTAATGCGTGATTGGGAGTACGAATTCTGATGAAAATGAATGAGTACGCGGAAGCGGTCACGCGGACCATGAAGCGCGAGCGTGAACCTCTGGACCTAGACCAGGCGGCTTTGGTCGACTACGCGATAGGCCTTTGTGGTGAGGCAGGGGAATTCATCGACCTAGTGAAAAAAGCGGTATTTCACAAGCACGCTGTTGATAAAACGAAACTCATTGAGGAGCTAGGCGACGTGCTGTGGTACGTTGCGGCATTGGGAAACACATTAGAAATAAGCATGGAGGAACTAGGCGGAATCAACATTGCAAAGCTGAAGAGACGCTACCCAGACAAGTACACTCACGACCAATCACAAAAAAGAAAACCAGAGGAAAAGACCAAGTGAATCTCAAAGACCAAATCAAAAAAGCTCAGGAAAACATCGGACGCCATCCCGTCGGCATCTTTGATCCGAGCCATATCGAATCGATCAAGGAAGTGACGATGCCGAACGGTGCGTTAAAGTGGGAAATCATGGTGCGCTCAACAATCGACAAGGAAGTTAAGGTCGATTGGTTTGTTCCAGACTACACCATGGCGTCCTGCGACAATCGGCCCGACGCCATGAAATGGTATATCGAAGGTATGGCACGCCTTTGCAAAGCCTATGTTGGCCTTGGGCTAGCTGAGCCTGAAGGCGATGATCATACGGCAATGGAAACTAACGCACGCGAACGCATTGGCGAGTGGATCGGTAGACCGTGCAAGTTGATTGTGCAAGAGGACAAAAAGGATGCACGCTATGTGCGTGGGTTTATTCAAGCGTCATTTGCGGCGGCTCAAGGGGAACCACCTGCACCGTTGCGCGGCTCACCGGGCGGATTTGATGCGCCTGATCCTTCCACGGTACCATTTTAAGTAGAGCAGTTTCCCGGCCTTCGTTTTTAGCCGGTCGCTTCGTTTAACAAACGGGGCGACTATTTTTTTTTGCCCGCTTTTTGAGCAGAGGGTAAGAAAAGTTTGTTTGGGTAGTAAAAAAACTGTCGGCATCTAGCCGGCTTTTGAGGTACGTGTAAACGCGCAATCAGAAAAAGCAAAAACCCGATTCTCACCTTGCCAGGATTAATCGGGCTTGCCGTGCGAGCAACACGAACGAAAAGAAACTCAGAGCGAGGGCGAATGTTACACGTCTCGAATTATCCCGCAACAAAAAAATCATTTTTTAATTCGATTTTGAATCGGTCAGTAGCTTGGCCCGTCGAAGTGTTTTCACTTTTCGGACCATCCAAGGCTACCCGGATCTACCCCGTCGGCTACCCCAAAGGGCCATTTGCGACCTCTACACGCGGGCACGTCAAAACGAAAAAAGATCAAGGAAATCGCCTTCGGGACTTTTCACGTAAGCCAGCGATTTCTTTAGACCGACTTGTAGGGTTCCAGACCCCTACCCCTCAGCCCAAATGGGCTGAGGCCCTCAGCCCAAATGGGCGTCATCTAATTAGATACAGAAACAAGAATACTAATAAGAGAAGAAGACAGAACAAATGCGATCGAACCTAGACCCACGGCTCAACCGGTGGCTTGACGCCCTGTTGTACGAAACTCGGATAAGCTTGCTTGGCGCTAAGCACGGTCGGGACAGTCACGACTTTTCGGTGATGGCCTCAGTCATCCTTGCTGAAATTTTAGACACGACTGATCGGGAGCCAGGCCGCTTCGGTGGTCATGAGTTTCACCTGGGCAAAAATGCAGCACGGCTTGGGCTGAGTTGGAAAACCCTTCGGCGGGCCTTGTACGCCCTAGCTCGGGCGGGGATGATCAAAGGCGTTGCCGCCAAAACTCAAAACAGCCAACTGCCGTTGGAAATCATCGTGCACCCAGAGCTCAAAGCAGCTGCGGGTAAGACCACGCTGCTTGCAGCGCGCGCCCTTGGTCGTCACTTCGGCAAACTTTGGGTGCAGCGCACTGCCTACGATTTCCCGGTGCAAGGGTTCAAAGCCGATTCACTAGGTCGCTGGGGCCGTTGGCTCGAAGGCGAGGGCGGCGGCAAGGAAAGCGTGGACAATGCGCCAACTGAGCCAATCGTCGAGCAAACGGACATTGCCGAGGACGAATTACTAAACCGCGTGAAAATTCAAGATGCCAAACTAAAATCAGTACAACGCAAAGAAAACAAAACAGCGATCACCGCGGAGCGGCGTGCTGCTGTCGATAGCTGGGTATCTGGGGCCGCTAGCATTTGGACCATGTACCAAGAGAGGCGTGGCCATGGATCGGAAGGGCCTGCGTGGTCGGCTCAACGCCAACAACTAGCACCAGCAATCGCTCGCGAACGGCGTGAGTTAGAAAAAATGGTTGGCGTGTATGGCGGTGAGGCTTTGGCGTGGGCGTGGGTTTTCTTTTGCGCTGGTAAGCCGGTCATGGACGAAAAAAATCGACCAGCTTTCAAGCCAGAATACGCGCACTTTCAGTGGACCACTCCGGATAAAAAACCCTCTCACTTTGCCAAGCATATAAACTTAATCATTCACGATTTGCAGGCATCGGGTTGGCTACTGGACCCGAATACAAAAAAAGTTTTGCAAGGGCACTTTGGGAGTGCTTTTGAAATTAAACCTTGGGCGCAAGTGTTTCAGCGCACTGGCCCCGTTGCGTTGCAAGGAAGCACGGATGCGGAAACAGTTTAGAGCACCTAGGGATGGTGAAATTTTAGCGTGGCTTGATTCACACGGTTACGACCGCAAAACGGAATCGCACCAAAGCGGACCTCATGCGCGGGTATCACCTGCGCCGTGCTGCGCTCATGCCAAGCGTGGCGGTAGTCTGGCGATCAATTTAGTATCAGGCCTCTGGACGTGCTTCGCTTGTCAGGCCAAAGGGAATTGGCCGATGCTTTGCCGACAAGCTGGCCATCCGCTGCCTGATCCATACCTTGATGAAAAGCCGTGGACACCTGCGCCTATGCCCGTGCAGCCTAGGCGACCAGTTAGCCAAGGGCATTACCCCGAGCTCTTGGCTTACTGCCTTAGCCGTGGGCTTACGGTCGAAACGCTCGATGCGTGGCGTGTGTCGACGTGTGGCCCTAAAAATTTACGTTGGCCTCTTTTTGCACTTGTCAACAACAATTGGGTTGGGATCAATGCACGCCTTCGGCGCGTGATCGACCGGGACTCTGCCGCCACGGCAGACTGGTTTGAGTTGACGGGTGGACCCAAGACGGCCATCGGCAATCACCTGCTGGGAACCAACCCGCTTTGTTGGCGGCTACGTCGGCCCGTGTGGGCCTCGGAATGGTTGGATAGTGCCAAGGTACTACCTCAGGATCAAAACGCAACAGAGGCGCGTCTAGGTGCCGTTAAACGGATTTTGGTTTGCGAGGGCCAATGGGACGCTATGACTGCTTATCAATTAGGCATCCCGGCATTAAGTCTGCCCAACGGCGCATCGGCTATTGACATTCATTCGCTGTTGCGCTTTGTGCCTGAGGCCGCCGAGGTCTGGTTGGCTATGGACGCCGACACGGCTGGCGAGCGTGCGGTTGAGAGTTTCTATGCAAAGCTAGGCACCGCGGTTAAGAGACTGCACCTACCGCACAAGGATCTAAACGCATGGCTCATGGCTCAACCAAATCTCACGGCAGAGGACGTGCTATCGGCGACCAAACCGGCATTAGCCCAAGGCCGAAAGCGCAAGTCCCTAGCTGAAATGGATTCTACCGAGATGGCCCCACCAGGCCTAGTCACTACAACCGCATGGCCTGCGCTCAATGAGCGGATCAAAGGCGGCCTTTATGAGTGCGAAGTAACCAGTCTACTTGCTCCTAGCGGAATCGGTAAGACGACTATAGCCAACGAGATAATAGCCTATGCGGCGCTACAGGGCTGTAAGTGTGGCGTGATCCAGCTTGAAGGCGACCGAGGGAAGGTGATCAAAACCCTTAGCGATCAAATCAGCGGCCGCGGCAAAGTCTTAGACGCTGATGAGTCGATGATAGCCAAGGCTAAGGATAACGTGATTTTCTCGGAACTAGCGGGCAAACGGGTATCGGTCGCTGACACTATCGAGGAAATCCGCACAATGCTCAGCGAGGATGGCTGCAAGCTGGTCGTGATCGATAATTGGGATTACATAACCGGCGACACTGAAAACGGCCAAAGCCTCAAGGTCAAGGCTTTTGCGGAACTGCAAACGCTAGTCAAACAGTACCGCGCTCATGGCATTGCGGTTTGGCAGCCGAAAAAAGTAGACCGTAATGCGGTCGTGAATTCGGGTAGCCAGAAGGGCCTTAGCGTGGTGCTTCAAGATTCGGACAATTACCTAGCTCTTAACCGGGTTGGGATGATGCGGCGGATCGACGTGGAAAAGGCTAGGGTCGTTGAACAAGAGAACGTGTCTAGCGTGATATGGCTTAAGTTTGAACCAGAGCTAAACTGTATGATGCAAGTTGATTCAGCAGCGAGCCTGCACCTACTAGAGCGATTAGAGCAGCCGTATTTTTGATTTACGGCTGATTAATGAACTAAGAACGCACCTAGGCTAGGTGCGTTTTTTCGTTTACATACGGGTAAACATAGGCGATAACCTAGGCGGAATTGCCGAGAGGGGATAGGGATGAAAGTCTGTTCAGGCTGCAAGTATCTTGGATCGGATTATGCAGGCGGACCCGAAGAAATTGTTTGGAATGTCTGTGACCATCCAGAATTTGAATCAGAGTACGGTGATGATGGCCGTGCTCACGATTTCAGTTATCACGACAAAATCAAACCACGGCCAAACTGGTGCCCGTATGAATCCGATAAATAAATATTGGCTCTTTAAGCCTGTCAAGATCCTGCATAGCTCGGTCAAATTCGTAGTCGAGGACACGCGACTAGTAGCTAGGATTTTTGGGCAGCGGTATTCATATATCGATCTAAATTCAGTTAAAGCTGGGGATGGTAAGATTTTTAGGGATGACGTGACCAAGCGGTTAGCTATGGAATCTAGCACGGTCATTCTGCGGACGGCTTGCGGCTGTGAACGTGTAACTGAAATTGATGAGCCGATGGACCTCACAATTGGATTCAGAGTCGAGTTTGAGTATCGCAGTGATTGGCTTTTTGATGATGATTTGATGGGCGTTCAAAGAAAAAATGGGGTAAGGCGTTTCGTCTGGCGCAATGAATATGACAGAGTTGGTCTGAAAATCCTAGATGAGCAGCCTTAAAGAGGATCGAAAAGAATGGAAAAGAAAAAACGCAAAGGGCCAAAAACCTCGATAGTCAGCGTGCGTTTACTACCCGACATTAAAAGGGCTATGGATGCGATGGCCAAACGCAATGGCTGCGCTAATACGTCGGAGTGGTTACGTGGGCACCTTACGAGCCTATTTGCAAATGATCGGGTAGTGCTTTGAAATCTAGGCTGCGCGATATTTTGCAATCATACCTAGCCGACTTTGCGGAGATCGACGCTAGGTCAGCAGACCAAATCGCTTGGGATGAAACCCTATACTACGCGGGCGCTGGGGCATCGCTACAGCTGATCCTAGATTCGGTTAAGCGTGGGGACCTTGAGAAAACTCTTAAACGCATGGTGCGTGAAATCAGAATCGAAACAAGCAGACGGCTGAAGGTGGTGCGATGATGAATGAAGTGACGATGAAACGACCGAGGAAGCAAACGGTTTACGAAAGGATTTCTAGCCTATCCGAACAACTCAATGAGGCCTCGGATCAAGTTAGTAAGCACTTGGCTGACCTAGAGGCATTTCTAAACTCGAAATGTCCAGGGGTTGAGTGTTGGCATGTCATGACTGGCGGTGACAATGATGATAGTGAACAAGTCCTTTTAGGCTGGTGCAAAATTCAGCCGCATGGTTGGCGGCTATGCGTGAAATTGCGGAATGCGAAAAATGAAGATGATGAACATATCGGAGTATTGACGCATAGTCCGAGGCCAATCAGAATTTTGGCCTATTCAAATTTGACAGGGTTCCTACTGCAAATGGAAAAGCAAATTGCGGCGGCCCTGGAAACAGTGCAGTCGGTTATGACTACTGCGATAGTAAATTGATGATCGACACCATACGCATCGCAAACCCTAGCCCTATAGCTATCCACGTTTGGCGTGGCTCGGCAATCGTGGAACGCCTAGAGCCTTACGGCGTAATTGAATTACTCAAGACACTAGACGAAATCAAAATCTCATCTACCAACAAAAAAAAACCAGTCATAGCCATCATCGAGACCGAAGACGATTTGTGGGCACAAAAATTCCTAGAGCCAGACTTGATCAATGCAGACAACAAAATCGATACATAAAGCAACACTCAAGACCGAAGCCGGACGTGCGGTACTCCAAACGGGACCTGTAACCGTTTGCGGTAGCAGCTGGCAAACACCGAATGAACTAACGACCAAGTGGCATAGAGTGACCTGCAACAAGTGCAAAAACCCGAAAGCCAAAGTCATGACCATGACCGAAGAACAATACCAACACCTACTCAAAGAAATGAACGAGACCAAAGACAAAGCAGCAAAATACGCACGCAAATTTACTGAAGCCCTAGAAAAATCAGATACCAAGACACTACGAGGATTTGGATTTGAAGTGTTGCCAACTGGCAATATCGCGGTACCGGAATGCCTGGGCGTGTTTGCTGATAAGGGTCCCGAGCGTCAAAGGACGATGATTCTAGGCTATGCGATCAGCGTCTATAAATGGCTACGCAGTAAGCCTGAGCATACCGCCTTGGCTTTCATCTGGCGCTTTATCGACGATTCGGCAGAGGGTCAGATCTTTAGCTGTAAGCGTGGCTGCGCTGGCTGTTGCTATCAACCAGTGTTGACGTTTGAGGCAGAGGCTAAGGTCATTCGGAACCTGCTAGCTACCGAACCTCATCGTGTCATTGATCCGGTAAAGTTAGTGTTGCACGGCTCTATGAGCATGGAATACCACGCGAGCAAAATTACTAGGCCAGAGCGGAGATGCGCTTTTCTACAAGAGAATAACGACTGTTCGATTTACGACGTGCGTCCGATAGCGTGCCGCAATCATCGTTCAGTCGATCCGCCTGAGAAATGTTTTGACGTGGACCATACGGAGGTCCGTTATCTGAATCTATTTGGTAACGCCTGTTTGATTTTTGCTGCTCATGCGCTTTGGCCATCGGCGACACTGGCGCAGGCATTGACTGGGAAACCAAAGGGATGAGCGATTTACAACATTTGAAAATTAGGGCGAATGAGGACTTAGCGAATCGCTGGGAAAGCCTAGGCAGGCGTGTGCAATTGGTTGGCTATATCATTCGAATCGATAAAACAATACCAACAAGATCGTTTATGACTTGGCAGCAGAGCGTTTATGAAACTGTCGATATGTTGAAGGATTTGATCTTAGATACTGAAAGATATGTTACGAGAGACGTTTTGGCTCAAGATATAGAGGATGAACACAAATGATAAAAAGCACGATGGTTGAGCTAGTGGCAGAACTTGAGGCTACCGGCTTTCAAAGCCTAGGACTGCGCACGATCATTACCGAGGCAAAAGCCGGGGAATTCCACGACTACAAGAACCAAAAATACGCGACACCCAAGGCAATGCTCATAGGTCTTTTAGTAGGTGAGGCAGCAAGGCCAGCTACGCCTAAGGTCGTTAGGGAAGCCTTACGCGCGATCATTGAGAGGATTAAGGACGGCGAATTTGATGAGCAGGCAGACCAAGAGGATTTGGAAGCTATGCGGAAAACTACACCACGGTCTATGTGGCCGATGCTTGGATTGTGAGGGCTAGACCCTATGCCACAAAAAAATAAAGCCGAGGAAACAGCAACGGTATGCTTATTTCTCTTTGATCTAGGGAAGGTCATCGGCGGGCTCAATGACCAGCATGTGCTAGCGGATTTGAAACGAATAGGCATTACCGAGGATGAACGGAATGCGGCCTATGAAGCACTAAAAAAAATATCGAATGCGTTTTTGAATGATGTATTTGATGCCTTTGAGGCAATGATTGAGGCTCAAACGCAATGAGTGAACAACTAGAGGCCCTGAAATTAGTTCTCGATATTATTGAGCACAAAATACCGTTCGTTTGGTATTTGCTCGTCGCGGCTTGTGGGTGGGTGGTTGGAAAAATAACGTTTGGAATAGGTAGAGCCATGATGAGTAGACCTAAGGTGATTGACCCATTACCGTCTCCAATCGAACGATTTAATGCCTTGATTGCCAAACACAAGGCGCCTAGGGAGAATGCGAACGTGAATAAGCAAGTGAATCAGCCAATTGTGGGACAGCGATGGCAGCACCGGTCGGGCCATCCCAATCATGTCTATACAATCGTTTGCGTTGCTTGCTTTGTCGGCGATTGCACCGATGCAGTGGTTTATCGAAACGTAGAAACCTGGGTTATGCCTCTTGGGGAATTTTTGGAGCGGTATAAATTGGTCGGGGACCGCTAGCCCTTGGGCAACCATTCTAAGCTAATCATCATAGCCGGGCACTTCGCCTTCCCGCTCCTACGCGCTGGCTTCCCAGGCCTCGATACCGAGCCACCTACCGCTATCTTGACCATGGCTAATCTGTCGTGGCGGTTGTGGGCCAAACGGCGGCTAGCAATCGCCTGGCCATCGCGCCTTACTCCCCACCCACTAGCAGAATCGTACAGCCAACTAGCTACTGATCCGCGCACTTTCGGATACCAGCCAATCGCCCTTTTTAGCTCTACACAGGAAGCTTATCAAATTCAGGTACCTGGACTTTTGGTCACTGCTAACTTTTCCGATTTGAAAAAATCGTTGCGAGAATTAATTTTAGCCGTAAAATAATTTCCAATAATTTAATTGGGAAATAAAAACAAAATGGAAACGCCAAAGGGAGCGGGCGGCTATCGTCCTGGATCGGGGCCTAAAGCCAAATGGGATCGCCCGGTATGGGCACAAGGGCTAGATTGGGAAGCCCTTTTTTTACGCTGGGTTGTGTCGGGTAGTAAATTAAAAAATTTCCTAGTTGAAGCGGGAATTATCAGAGACCTCACCTATAAAATTCCGAAACGTGTTCAAGAAAAAATTAAAGATTGGGAAGAAAAAGC